TCATCCATCACCATCCACTTCCTCAGCGACTGCCACGACCTCGGCATGCATCTCCTGCGCCCAGTAGTCAGTGGCCATCTCTTGTGCCAGAGCGTGCGGAACACCAGCCGCTATCGCCTCGGTATATACGACACCGGTGATCCGAGCCAGAGCGACGACCGCTGTTCCACGCTTTTCGATCAGAGCCTGACTCATCTCCGTCTCAATGCCAGAGATGAGTTCTTCGAAATCGTCAGCGTTACTCAATTCACTCCTAGTGCTTGCTTGCTTCAAGGTCGAGGACGCTCCCCCACGACTGCGCACCAATCTCAGCGTCCACGGGAATCAGCAGGCCGCGGACAGTCATCTCCATGATTCGCGCGGTCTCATCAGCCAGTTCTACGGCTCGGTCCTCGGGGAAGCTGAAAACCAGCTCGTCATGGATCGGGAGCCGGACGTACTCGGTGTAGCCGTGGCGGTCGAGTTCGATCAGGGCCCGGGCCGTGATGTCGCGGCTGGTGGATTGGATGAAGTAGTTGAGGGCGGCGTAGATCCGGTTGCGGTCGACGGGTATCCGTCGGCCCGTCCCGGTGTAGATGTAGCCGGTGCGACGGGCCTCGCGCTGAAGGCGGTCGGCCAGACGCTTCACACCGGGGTAGGTCTCCCAGAACGCCTTGACGGCCTTCTTGGCTTCGTTCTCCGAGACGCCGTACTGCTCGACAATGGCCTTCCAGCCGCCGCCGAAGCAGACGGTGAAATTGGTGCCCTTGCCGGCCTTACGGTCGACGCCTGCGGCGTCGGCGGTGATCTGATGGAGGTCCAGGCCGCGGCGGAACGCGTCGAGCATCGTCGGGTCGCCGCTGAAGGCGGCGAGGACGCGCAGCTCCATGTTTCCGTAGTCGCTACTGACGGTGACATGCCCCGGATCTGCCAGAAAGCAGTGCCGTACGTAGGAGTCGCCCGCCGGGAGTGTCTGCGCGGGCACCGCGCCCGAGATGGTCATCCGGGCACTCCTGGCTTGGCAGGAGTTGATGCTCGCGTGCACGCGGCCTTCTGAATCCCGGCCCCGAAGGGCCCGATCGAACCAGGTGGCCCGCCACTTCATCGCCTTCTTGGCATGAATGATGGCCTTGGTCAGCGGAATGTCGACCGCGGACAGCACGTCGTCATCGACCGATAGGTTCCCCTTCTTCGTCTTCTTGGTGAGCTTGATGCCGCGTTCGTGGAGTGCAGCGATGATCTGTGCGGTGGAGTTGACGTTGTCGACGCCTTCCTGGCGTGCGACCTCTTCCCACTTGAGTTGCTGCTCGCGCAGCTCCGCCGACTTGGCCTGTGCGTACGCGCTGTCGAGCAGGTAGCCCCGGCGCTCGATCTTCGCCGTGATGTGGGCCAGGCGGTGCTCCCAGGAGATGAGCCCCGCCTTCCGGCTGCGGACCGGAATCTTCGGCTTGAGCATCTCGAAGAGCCGGAAGGCCAAGATGGGGTCCATCCCCGCGTACAGGTTGAAGCCGTAATGGTCGATGGGGACGATCGGCCATACGTCGTCCTTTTTGACCTTGAGTTCCTTGGCGACGGCGGCCATGGAACCCTTGACCGCATCGGCCAGGGTGGGGCAGATGTAGTGCTTCGTCAGCTCTTCGAGCCGAAGGCCCGGCCCTTGCTCTTTGACTGGCCGCGGATCGCAGAGGTGCGCGAACAGTTTGGTGTCCCAGCTCTTCGGAGCAAGCTCTTCCATCGGCAGGCCGAGACAGACCTCGGCCACGTGCAGGTCGAACGTGCCATTGTGGGCGATGAGCCGGCGGGTGGTCCGGAGCGCCCAGCGGACCGCATTGCGGAAGACGTGACCCTTCTCAACGGGGACCACGAACGACTCGTGTGCGTTGCCGAATTGCCAGAGACGGGCCCGGAAGGTGCCGATGCCAGCGTTCCACCAGTCGAGGCCCGTGGTCTCGGAGTCGTGCGCGAGAAGGTCCTGGTTGGCCAGGACGAACGACTCGTAGTCAGGAAGATCGTCCTCGGCCTCAACGATGTGGATGCGAACGAGCTGCCCCTGGATCGGGTGATCAATGACTCGAATGCGTACCTCCTTAAGCCGCGGGGGCCGGCCCGGCGACCGACCCCCAGTCTCGTGACAACTTTTTGGGCATGGTTAATTCATTAATTCGTCCGGTAAGTACCGTCCTTCTGACGCCACATCGGAGAGCACTGCGCCGACTTGTCTAGCCCGCGCCCGCCGCAGAAGTACGCGGCCCAGCTACCGCCGTCCTTGAACGTCCGCTGGCCGTGCTCGCACGTGTAGTCGCTGCTGGACGGCGCGGCCACGACCTTGCCGTTCTCGAACCGCTTGGGTGTCGAGTTAGCGCCCCCCTTGTACTGATCACGGGTGTACTGGGCGAACCGGGCGTTGTGTTCGATCAGCCCCTTTTCCTTCATGGCGGCGAGCAGTTCTACACCGCGGGCCGCCGTCTCAATGGCGGTGTGGCCGTACACGGCCGGCGTCAACCACTCGGCTCCGTAGTCAGGTCCGGCCTTTACCGTGAGTCCGATCTTGAAGGGTGCCGGGGCATTCGGGGCGGGCGCAGGAGCGGTCACAGGCGTCTCCGTAAGAGGTGGGGTGGTGGGGTCGTCCCAGGGGGACGTGTCGGCGAACGGGTCGTCGGTCACAGCACATTCCTTCCGTGGTGGGCAGAGTCGAGGATGTCGAGAAGGGCTGCCACGTCGGCGCACGCCAGGTTGATCTCCGACATGGTGCCGTCCTCGGCACGGTGCGCGATGTAGGTAGCGGTGCCCTCTTCGTCGTCGTGGACGACTGTGAGTTGCACGTACGTCTGGCTTGGCGAGCCGATGTCCCGCCGATAGATCTTGGTCGTTTCGATCACGTCGTGTGCCTTCGAATGCGGAGGGTTCGGTTCATCTGCTGGGCCAGGGCGACCGTCGCGCGGGTGAGCGCCTGCCGGTCGGCCTGGTCCGAGACGGGGAGGCCGTATACGTGGCGCCGCATGAGGAGCTGCTTGTACCGCTCTGGCAGCTTCTTGAGCGCGGTGGCAGCGTCGGCGCGAGCCGAGACGATGTTGTCGCCTACGCGTGTCCGGAGTAGGTCGTCCTTCTTGCCCACCACTTCGCCGAGTTCGGCGTCGGTGTAGAGAAAGGTCTGCACCGCGAGCTTGGCTTCGTCGGGGGTGTAGTAGTAGGTGTCATCCAGCAGGTCGCGGTAGTTGCGTTCCCGACTCGCGTACTGAGTGCCGGCCTTGTGGAAGATCTTCCAGAGGAAGTCCTCACTGCCGTAGTGGGCTTCGATCGTGGCCCGGTGGGTGTAGGCGTGAAGCAGGATCTCCTGCTTCACGTCGGCCGACTCAACGATGTGCCACTTCTGCGCGATCCCGATCGCAACGCGCTCTGCCAGGCCGGACAGGTAGGCCCAGTCCAGTTCGACGGTGTCAGGCAACCGCGACCTCCTTCTGCCGGACGAAGCGACCCTGCTCGTTTCGCTGGATCGCCCCATGTCGGACTCCGTCCACCACGAAGGACCCGTCGCGCTCGACGTACACGGGAACCGGGGCCGCCGAGTACTTGCCGACCAAGAGCCGGCCCCAGCCCTTCTGCCAGTTGGCTACGCCTTGCGACAGGTACTCGGCCTTGACCTCGTCCATGAGGTGACCCGTCTCGAAGCCGTAGAGGGTTCGCCGATGGCGCCCCACGCCAACCGTCTCCGGGGAGACTGCGTTCTTGTGGGTGTGCCCCATGACCACGGACCGGTCCAGCTTCCTCACCTTCGAGGCCGCGGTGCGGCCGGGGATGGGAGACAGCCCCCGCAGCTCGTGACCGTGCATGGCGACCCAGCCCGGCGCCACCTCTGCGAAGGGAGGCAGCATCTCGATGTCGAGCCCTTCGAAGTCCAGCAGGACGTCGACATCGAACGCCCGGCTGGCCGCAAGCGCCGGCGCGTAGCGCCGCAGGTACTCCGCAGGGCGGATGTCGTGGTTGCCCCGCATGAACTTCACCGGACCGCCGTACCCCTCCCGGAGATCGTGCAGCAGCGCTTTACCGCCTTCGGACTCCTGGAGGACGCAGTTCTCGAACTCGGCTCGCGTGTTCTTCGACCACCGTGAGGGGGCGGCATAGTTCATGAAGTCGCCGATGATGAGAACTTCTGCCGGCTGTCGATCCGCGATGTAGCGCCAGAGGTTGCGGACTGCCCGCGCGTCGTGGAGCGGGAACTGGACGTCGGATACGATCACGATTTCACGTACGCTCACACGCGCTCCTCTCGGCGCTCAATCTCGATCCGGATGTAGTTCTCGGCCTTCTTCAGATCTTCTATCGGTGTCCCTTTCAGGTCAGCCCGCCACAAGTACTTGACGGCATTTCCCATCGCGAAGTTCATGTGCTTGGTGATCTCTATGCACTCGATACCGCTGGGGTGCTGGTTGTAGTGGCCGGGATGGTCTACGTTCGACTTCGTGTCCGACCGCGGGGGCCTGTCTCGAAAGGCGAACTTCATCGCCTTCAACGCCTCCTGGCCTCGGAGGTCCATCGAGAGGCCGGGTGCCTCATTCAGAAGTCTCTGCCCGGGGTCATTCTCGGAGAAAAACGCCAACTCGCCGTCCGTGAAGCACATAGCGGCCCCGCCGGTGAGTTGCACATCATTGGGGTAGGGCTGTCCCTCATAGACACCCTGAACGACACCGCGTGTGTTCTCTCCTACCCATCGCGCTATCTGACTTGGGGCGTCAGTCACAATGACCTTGTCCCCCACGCGAAACTTGCTCATGCAGCGAGCCCTAGCCTTTCCCGGGATGCTTCTTTTCCGTATGTGACAATGAATCGATTCGCGTCATATCCGTCGCCGAGGTCTATCGGCCTTGCACTGGCTAGGCGTTCACAGACCTTTCGTGTGAAGGCGCGCCCTGCTTCGTCGCCATCCCCCACCACGAGAGTCGTGGCGAGGCCGGCGAAGGCAGGGTCGAAGTGGTCACGCCAACTCGCCACGCCGGGGACACCGACGGCTGGCACTCCAAGGCCGGAGACGGCCATAGCGTCGAGTTCTCCCTCGCAGAGAACCACGGTCGAGGAAGTCAGGAGCGCTGCCGTGTTGAAGAGGTGGGGGTTGTGGCCCGGAATCGTGAGGTACTTGGCATGCTTCTCGTGCGCCTCCTCGTGGGGCTGCACGTAAGCCCCACTGCCGTCCTTCACGCATTCGTCCGCGATACAGCGAAAGCGCATGGTGGCTAGCGCGTGCACCCCACCGGCGGGGCGGAGATAGGGAATGGCCAGCCGACCGCGGTACCACTCATGCCCTGTAATCGGATCGGAAACGTAGCCGACCCGGAACTGTTCCGCCTGTTCGCCCAGCCCGCGATGCTCCATATATTGGGCGGCTGCGCTTTCGGGGTACTGGCTGCTGTATCGCTTCCCGGCGGCTACCAAATCTGCTTTCTGCGATTCGCGTAGCTTCAACGAACGTCGCCTCTTCTTCCCTTTGAATCACGCCGATGGAGTCGAGCGACACCCCGCAAGCGAAGCAATGGACCCGCTCCGTCTCGTAGTTGACTGCCGCAGAGGCTTTCTCCTCCACATGGAAGGGGCAAAGGCACGCCAACCATGCGCCTACGCTTGTCCCAGCATGCGGAGCCTGCCAATTGGTCTTGTAGTACGCCAGAACCGTCTCGATGGGCGGTTTATTGATCGGTTTCAACTTGTGTTGCCGGCTCTGGATCGTCCGCCCTCCGAGTGACCACCGGAAAGTCGTATCGGCGATAGGCGGCCTCCATGAACTGGCGGTTACCGCGCCAGTCACGGTAAGTTGGCGCATCACCTTGGCCGTGGGTCACGGCCTCTCCTCTCCTTGGTAGTACCGGCGGCCGAGAAGGCGGGGTGCCGGTGGGTCCTCCAGATAGCGAGCCGCGGCTCGAAGCGCTTCGGCGGAATCGCGGGCGGCGGTCAGCAACCGGCCGTTGCACATACGACAGAGCAGACCGCGGACGAGGTTGGTGCGGTGACAGTGGTCGACAGACAGTCGCTGCCTTCGGACGCCGCCACAGATGGCGCACCGCCCGTCCTGCGCCGCGAGCAGGGCGTCGTACTCCCCCGCACCCAGCCCATAGACGCGCCGTACACGCCGTTCGTGATCTGCCGCGCTCCGCGCCTTCTTACGGCAAGTCGCGCACACACGTCCGCGCGGGGCGAAGAAGCGACGGTCGCGGTTACGCAGGCACCGTGCGCACGGACGCGTCTGGGCTCGGGCGCCGGAGGTCATGAAGCCCCCCGCAGGCTCCGCTCCAACCGGAGTAGGCGACCGGACTCGTCGCATTCGACCGCGGTCTCACGCAGCACCTGCGCATCTATCACCGCCACCTGCCGCGCCTTCGCGCTGCGCCTGGCGACCACCGCCTTCATGTGGCGCCCTCGCAGGTCCAGGGCGAGCTGCCGGGTGTCGAAGCGACGCCCGCTGAACTCCACAACGAGCACGACCGCCGCCTCGGCGAGCTTCGCCTGCTCGGCCGGAGCGAGTTCGGGGTAACGCTCAGGGAGAGCAGCAGCCAGTTCGACGCCGAGGCGATACCCCCTGGGAGCGGGGACTCGCGCGGCACGGGACGGTTTCACGTTCCCGCTCCTTCCATTTGGTCTCGTGACAACTTTTGCTGCAAATTAAAAGCCCACACCGTTGGCCGATAGGTCCGCCAAGCGCATGTTGCGCGTATTGAAGGAGAGCGAAGCGAACGTCTCACCGCTGCTGTCTTCACGCCCTTCGCGGTTTTTCACGGGGCTTACGTTGAGAATCACGCCCCCCATACCGTCGACCTCTTTGTGGATGGTCAGAACCAGAGCGGGAACCCGACTAATCTTCCCCTTCAACCCGGACTGCGGGATCGGCTTCAAGCCGTCGGAATATTCACCGACAACGTGATGCATGGCCATCACGTGGGCATGGGTTTCACGCGCCAGCTCGTTGAGGTAATCACACAGCCCCTCCAGGGAAAAGGTGTACTCGTCCGCGCTTCCGGAGCCCCCCACGTCGACATTGGTGATGTTGTCAATCACGACAAGGTGGGGGTAGATGTTGAAGACTTCATGGAAGGCTTCCAAGTGCAGTTCGATAACGGCCGGCGTCGGCCGGGCCTCATAGTTGAACCGTTGCCACCACCGGTCCGCCAACACGTTGCTGTACTCGGAAAATCTCCCCGCATGCAGCTTGGACTTGATGCCCTTTACGTCGTCACCGGTGATAATCGCTGTAGCGCGCGAAAGCTGCGTTGCCGCCGTGGAGTCCGCCGAGAAGTACAAAGTGGGGACGTTACTCTGCACGGCCAGGTTGAGCGCCAACATACTCTTTCCGGTACCACCAGCAGCAGCGGTTATCGACAACTCGCCCCGCCGAAAGTTGGCGTCAAGCTCCTCCAACCCCTTGAACGGAGACGGAAGAGGTTCCCCGGTAGCCTCTCTCACGTGGACCGACTGACTCAGAGAGTACACGAGACAGTTCCTCTTTTCGCGTTTTCTACACTACACAATTGACGGTCTCGCAACAACTCAGTTTCTCATCGAGCAAGCATGCGAAACATCACAGAACTTGCAGGTGAACCCCGGGCGGGCCGGAAAGTTCCCCAACTTGACGGCAGAATCCATAGCCTCGAAGCGCTCCCCAACCGCCTGCTCTGTCACCCCCGCCAGGGAAACGGGGCGAGAGAGCCGGCCGTCCTTGGCCAGGTACCAGTCGGCCTTGCTGACCTCCACGCCAAAGGCTTTGCGGGTCGCTACGCCGTACGTCTCAAGCTGGAACCTCGACTTTGTCGTGCCCGTCTTCCAGTCTCGCGGCCGGACAGAACCGTCCGGGTCTTGAACTAGCTGATCAATGAACCCTCGAACCTTGACTCCACCCAGTTCCACCATGAAGTACAGCTCAACGGCCTTGCGGCCGTCGGGCGTGCAGTACGTCGCGCTCGACTCCCCCGCGGCCCATTCGACATAGCGCCGCGTTTGCTGCTGGCCGAGCACATATCGCGCTTCAATGTCGCTGCCACCATCCCTGCGCGCAGAAAGCCACAAGTCCACGTTCGGCTCCCTGCCAAGACTCTCGTTGATCCCCTCCGCGTACCGCTCACTGAAGATCTGCACGGCCTCGTCCACCGACATTTCTCTGTCAGACAGCTCGAAAGCTTCAGCAGCAGAGTGAAAGGCGGTGCCGTGGTGGCTCCAGGCGGCCGGCCTAGGCACTACACGCTCGACGCGTTGCAGATAGAAGCGATGAGGGCACTGCTCGTACTGCTGGACCTGACTAACAGATCGCGGCTGGGTTTCAACGCTCAACGGATGGCCTCCGGATGGATCACGTAAAGGTGGGATGCCGCACTCCCTGCGAAGTGCGTGGAAGGGAGCGCCGAAAAAAGAACGTCGACTATCGCCTCACGCCAACGCCTCAAGTCTTGCCGGCAAAAGACGATCTCGACATCACGCCAACACTCATCGGTCGCAAGGTCGCTCACGACCAGGTGGAAGTAGCACCCAATTCGGAGCGACGAGGTGTCCATTCGGCAAAGCAGAACACCTTCAGTGGAAAGCAACGTAGTGCCCTTGACGATAGCCGTTGACTCAATCGCACGCTTAAGAGCCTCCGCAGAATTCGAGCGAGCACCCTCCAACACGCAGGTCGACATGTGGGCGACTCCCAGGGATGGTCTCGCAACAACTATTTGGTTAAATATTTTCCCGACACCTCTAGGCATCGGGATTTGACCACTCGGCCCGCCGCCAGTGCTCAGGAAGCGGACTCGGCCGACCCGGTGATCCCTACTATGCCTGATCTTGCGAGGCTTAGGTAGGAACCATCCAATTCCGGAACATTTGGGTTCTAAGATCCACTTCATGCGATAGGCGTTCTACGCGATGATCAATAACAAGTGCACCTTACGCACCACTAGGACCCTGGGTGTCTGGAGTATCTTGTTTCGCGCGGCTGCGACCACTCCAGCCCCTCAAGCACGACGAGCGAATTGCGATCACCCCCCCATGAACCACCCCCAGTCTGATCTGACACGCCTCCTGCGCGCCTGGCGCAGACGCGTGAACCGCGACGAGGTCGACCTCCCCAGCCGGTTTAACCGCAGGCGCAAGGCCGGTCTCACCCAGGAAGAAGTAGCCGACCTCGTCGGCGTGAGCCCCCGCTGGTACAACAGGCTGGAGACCGGTGCCCCCGGGGCCTACTCGGATCTGTTCCTCGACGCGGTCGCCGAGGCCCTGGCCCTGGACGACACGGAGCGCCACGCCCTATTCGTCCACGCCGTCGGCCGGCAACCCCAACCGCGGCCCCACGTCCTGCCGTCTGGCGGAATCAGCCCCCACTTCGCCGAGCTGGTCCGCCGACAGCCGCTTCCCGCCTACATATCCGACACAGCCTGGGACGTGCACCTCTACAACGACCACGCCGTGGGCCACATGCCCTGGATGAAGTCCGTCGGCAACGTGATGATCTGGGCGCTCGCGCACCCCCAGGCGCGGTTGCAACTCGTGGACTGGGAGACCAAGTGGGCGAGGCCAATGGCCGCGCAGCTCCGAGCGGCAGCGAGCCAGCACAAGGACAACCCACGACTGGCCCAGGTGATACGCGAGGTCCGGGAAGGAAGTGAGGAAGGCCGGCGAATCTACGACGACGATGTCACGGTGTGCACACACCCGAAGGGGGCGCTGCGCTACCGCATGCCCGAGTCCCGTAGCGACGAAGTCGAGGCGGTGTGGCTGGGCTTCCAGCCGTTGGCAGGCCCACAGTCCATGCACTTCATCGCCTGGCTACCCACCGACATGCTCTCGTTGGGGGCACCCTCAGAACTGACAACCGCGATCACACCGCCGAGCACAACCTGCGCAGCGCAGGAGGCCGCTTAGGTGTGATCGGCCGCAAGGGGCCCGGCTATCCACGCGAGGCGCGGAGCCCCCTTGGCGGAAGCGCATGGGGGCTCCCGGCGCTTCCGCCGTTCGTTCCGGGTGGGCAGTCTGCTACTCCGTTGTGGGCACCACGGCATCAGGGTCGGAGGGCAGTTCCAAGGCCGCTCGGATGTCCGTGGCCGGTAGTTCCGCGCCCTCCGGCCAACGAACAATCCATCGGTCATCCGAGGATCGGCGAGGAACCAGAACCCATCCTTCGTCCCGGGTGTAGTCGATGATCAACTGTTCGCGCACCAGCCGGCGCACCATCCGCTCCGCCGATGCCGCCGCGGTCTCACCGACCGACTCATCGCCTAGGCGCAGCCGCAGGTACACCTTGAGGTTCTTGGACGCGTAGTTGCTGTGGTGCGTCTCCACTCCGGCGGAACCGATCTTGCCCTCCCGGGCCAAGGCCAACGCATCCCTCACGCGCTCAGCAACTGGTGCCCGCCGCAGTCCCATGGTCACCAGGCGCTTGCTCACAGCCTGCTTGCGCACATCGTACTGAGCAGCAATCTCATCGTCCTTGACCCCGAGGTGGTACAGCCTCGCCAGCACGGAGTCGCTGGGCAGTTTGGTCATCGGGAACACCCTGTCGAACGATGCGTGAGCGGACCGGCCAGCCCCACCCGGGCCGCCCAACATACCACCGAGGTAGTCTCGCAACAATTTCTGAGTTCCGGACCTTACCGAATGTCACACGAGTGATGTGCGTCTCACGCATGTGACAGCCCCACCAACTAACACGTACATATTTAGTGAATAGCCATTGACTCCTGATATTTCAGTGCACAAATAGACGCAATGGCCTCTGTTCCCTTTTTACTCGTCGCGCGCCTTCACGTTCCAACGTGGCTCCAAAGAGGAGAGGCGACGTCCGGCCCCGGCTGCCAGAAATTCAACCAGCCGGGGCCCTCCACTTTTGACGGCCCCTCCCCTTGGGTGTGCACGAAGCCCCAGGGGGGTCTCCCCCTACCGGTACGCGTCGAGGAGGCTCTTGTGCCACGCGCTCGCTCGGTCTGCCTGGTGGTCGGCTGCACCGCCGTAACAGCCCGCTCGGGCCGCTGCGAGGAGCACGCCCCTCCAAAGCGCGGGTGGGCCAGCTCGGCGCGGAACCGAAATCGCCCCGGCGACTTCCACAAGCGACGGGCCATGGTCCTGGCCCGTGATCGCTTCGCCTGCCAGCGCTGCGGCTCGGCCTCCGAGTTGGAGGTCGACCACCTGGTCCCGGTCTCCAAGGGCGGTACGTGGGACCTGACAAACCTGTGGGTCCTGTGTCGCGACTGTCACCGCCGGAAGACCTATTTCGAGGACCGGTAGCCCTCGATTCATTCATTCACTCCAATCAGACTTCTCCGTGCCCGAGGGGGTGTTCTCGTGCCTGTTCGCCGCGGACCGGCACCAGACCCGAACGCACGTCGGCGTAACCGCGAGCACGCCCTGGGCGAGCACGCGCTGACTGCTGAGCCGGGCGAGGGTCGTGCCCTTCCGAAGGCTCTGGGGGTGACGACCGGTGGGGCTAAGCGCTTCTGGAGAACCTGGGCCGCCGCCCCTCAGACCAGGCACTGGCTTGAGACCGACTGGGCCGAGCTGGAGCTGACCACGCGAATCGTGGACGCCTTCTACCAGGGCGATGTGAGGCTGGCCGGCGAGATCCGGCAACGCGTCGGTCGATGGGGCGCCACCACGGAGGATCGGGCCCGGCTCCGAATGAACTTCGACAAACAGGCCGACGAAGAGGCGACCAAAGCCGCTCAAGAGGCCAGCAATTCGAGCGTGGACGAGGAACTGTTCCGGATGCTCACGGAGACGTAAGGGGGGTGGGAATGCCGCTCACGGGCAACATGCCGGCCGGCGTTCCGCACCCTTCCCGAAGCCTCGGGTACGGCATTATCCGATGGGCCCAGCGGTACATCGTTCAACCCGACGGCGAGACCGCGGGGCAACCATGGCGCTTCACCGCCGAGCAGTTGCGTTTCGTTCTCTGGATGTACAGCATCGATGAGAACGGGAGGTGGTTGTACCGGTCCGCAGCGCTCCGACGCGCTAAGGGTTGGGGTTTAGGGCAAGACGCCGCTTCTCGCAGCCATCTGCATCGTGGAGTTCATCGGGCCAGCCCGCTTTTCGTATTTTGACGCCTCCGGCATGCCGGTCGGCAAGCGGGTTCCGCTCCCTCTAGTCCAGATCGCCGCAACGTCGCTGGACCAGACGGCCAACACACGCGACATGATCCGCGGAATGTTGGCAGAATCCCCCGCGGAGCGGGAGTTCAAGCTCGACATCGGTAAGGGGCTCATCCAGTTCAAGGATGGCCGCCCTGGTCGGATCGAGCCCGTCACGTCCTCGTCCCGAGGACTTGAGGGGGCGAGGCCAACCTTTGCCCGGCCCCGGCAGAGACGCTTCTGCCGGGGCCGGGCCGTGCCCACTTTGTTGTTTGCGACGAGGTCCATCACTGGATCGAGTCGAATCAGGGCGTCTACGTCTGGGAAACCCTCGACCGCAACATCCAGAAGACCGCCGGTGCCGGCTCTCGACTGATCGAGACCACCAACGCCTTCAACCCCAACGAGAACTCGATCGCCCAGCGGACCTTCGAGGCCGCGATGGAGTACGGGGCGGCGGGCATTCTCTACGACTGTCGCGAGGCCGAGCGCGACATCGACCTCAAGGACGAGGCTGCGGTCCGGGCCGGCGTCATCGACGCCTACGGAGACTCCCACTGGGTCGACGTGGACGGCATTGTCGCCGCGATCTTGGACCCGCGTACCGCTCCGGCGGTCGCGTACCGCTTCTACCTGAACAACATCCAGGAGAACGCCGACGGGTGGCTGGTCAAGGCCGAGTGGGACGCGTGCCTTGACGAGGACGATCCGATCCGGCCCGGCGACCAGATCGCCGTGGGGTTCGACGGGAGCCTACGCGGCGACGCCACCGGCTTGGTCGGAGCCCGCCTGCGGGACGGCAAGCTGTTCGTCCTGGGGCTCTGGGAGAACCCACGGGACCCGAAGCGTCCGGACTGGGAAGTAGACATCCTCGCTGTCGAAGCCGCGGTGAAGCGGGCCTTCGAGACGTACAGGATCGCGTGGTTCTACGGGGACCCCCCGTACTGGCAGGAAGCCATCGGCCGCTGGGCCATCACCTACGGAGACGACCGCGTCTTCGAGTACTGGACCAACAAGCCGATGAGGATGTGCGAGGCCACTGAGCGCCTGCACTCCGCCGTCGTGGTCGGCGACGTGAAGCACGACGGGGACCCGAACCTGACCCGGCACTGTCTCAACGCGGTGACCAGGGAGGTGCCCCAGGGGCTCCTCATGTGCAAGGACTCCCCCCGGTCAAAGCGAAAGATCGACTTGGCGGTGTGCGCAGTCCTCGCCTTCGAGGCCCGGGCGGACGCAATTGCCGACGGACGAATGCAGAGCAAACGAAGACGTGTCGTTGGGTTTTGAGCAAGGCCCCGCACTGAGAGGGGCCTGAATGACGACTGCCGCGTTGCGAGTGCCCTCCGGTGAGGCCGGGGGCGAGCCCCCGGCCTCACCCGCCGAATGGATGGACTACCTCAAGGGGAAGCTCGCCCTCCAGCAGCGCAAGCTCGGTCGGTTCAGCTCGTACTACGACGGTCGGCACCAGAAGATGCTCTTCGCTCAGTCCAAGTACCGCAGCGAGTTCGCCGACGTCTTCGACCGCTGGAGCGACAACTTCTGCGGCCTGGTGATCGACAGTGTCAACGAGCGGTTGGCTGTCGAAGGCTTCCGGATGGCGGACGAGCCCCAGGCGGACAGGGAAGCCCGTCGCATCTGGCAGAAGAACTTCCTCGACGCAGAGTCCGCCTCCGGCCACCTGGACGCGATGGTGCAGGGGTCGGCCTACGTCGTCGTGTGGGCTGACGGGGACGGCGACCCCGTCATCACGGTGGAGTCCCCCGAGACAGTGGTCGTGCAGTTCAAGCCTGGCAGCCGCCGAGAGGTGGAGGCCGCAGCCAAGTTCTTCGTTGATGACTGGGGCCGCGAGCACTGCACGCTCTGGCTCGAAGACGTGGTCTGCACAGGCGGCCCCTCTCTCCTCGGCTACGCGATCGACAAGACGGAGAGGAATCCTCTCCGAGTCGTCCCGGTCGTCCCGCTCCAGAACCGCACCCGGCTCATCGGGGAACCGATGTCCGACCTGGCGCCGATCATCCCCCTCCAGGACGCCATCAACAAGGTCACCGCGGACGCACTGGTGGCCAGTGAGTACGCTGCCTGGCCCCAGCGGTACGTCACTGGCCTGGAGATCCAGGAGGACGAAGCCGGCCGGCCGGTGGAACCGTTCCGCGTCGCCGTCGACAAGCTGCTCCAGGCCGAGGACCCCTCCGCCAGCTTCGGCCAGTTCGAGGCGGCGGACCTCAGCAACTACGTCGACCTGGTCGACATGCTGACCATGCACCTCGCGAGCCTCGCGAGGGTGCCCTTCCACTACCTGCTCAAGGGCGGCCAGGTCCCCTCGGGTGACTCGATCACTTCCGCGGAGGCCGGCCTGGTCGCCAAGGCCCGCGAACGGATGCTCCACTTCGGTGAGGCGTGGGAGAAGGTGCTCCGGTTGGCGTTCCTCGTCCTCAAGGACAAGGAACGGGCGGAGGCGTTCGAGGCGGAAGTCATGTGGCGTGACCCGGAGAACCGGACCGAGGCGCAGCACGTCGACTCCCTTCTCAAGCTTCAGCAGCTCAACGTCCCGAAGCAGCAGCTCTGGCTCGACGCCGGGTACACCCCGCAGCAGATCGAAAGGTTTCAGGACCTGCTTGAGGAAGAGGCCCGCGCCGAAATGGAACGGGCCGACAAGTACATGTCTCAGGCCGAGATGGCGAGCATCGCCCGCCCCAACCCGGAAGTTGCCGGCGTCGAAGCCAAGAAGGCGGCTGCCAAACCGCCCAGGGGCAACAGTGGGAACGCCGCCCGCGAGAAGGCTGGCACGTAGCACCACCCGCCCTATGCCCCGCCCGAGGCCAGTGACTTCCCTGCCTGCCCCGTGAACGAAATGGATACCGCACATGGCTGAGCCCCTGGGTGAGACGCCCACCGGGCCCACTCCCGACGTTGCCGCCCTCCAGGCGGCGGTCGAGAAGTGGAAGACCCTCTCACGTAAGAACGAGGAGAGGTTCCAACAGGTCAGCACCGAGCTGGAACGGCTCCGCCAAACGGCGCTGTCCGACCAGGAGCAGGCTCTGGGGGCCGCTCGCGCAGAAGAGCGCAAGGCAGTGGTCGGCGAGTTCGGAACACGACTGGCCACGGCGGAACTACGCGCCCATGCGGCGTCAGCCGGCGTCGAGCTGCCCAGCGTCGAGTATCTGAACGTCGGCTCGTTCGTCGCCGATGACGGCAGTGTCAACGCAGACACCATCGCCCAGTTCGTCTCGTCGCTCCCGGCGCCGGCTGCGAAGCCCGAGTTCGCGCAGGGTCTCGGCCTTGGCCGCCAGGGTGGTGCCGGCGTCCCGCAGCTCACCCGCGAGGACATGGCCCGCATGTCGCCCGCGCAGATCGTCGCCGCGAAGAAGGAGGGCAAGTTCGACGCCCTCCAACGGGGCGAGATCTAATCCCGACATCAGGGGAAGGATTCCCCTCTGAACCTGTGGCCGCCTTCCGAGCGGCCTTTCTATTGGAGCACTTATTACTGCCTCCCCCACCTTCGACAAGGGTTTCAACAAGACCCTCGGTGATGGATACCAGGTCAACTCCGGCAACGTTTTCATCCCGGAGCTGTACACCGCGCAGCTCCTCACCGACGTCGAGGAGAAGCTAGTCCTCGGCTCGTCGCTCATCTGCAACCGCGATTACGAGGGCGAATTCAGGCGCGAAGGGGACGTTCTGCACGTGCCCCACTTCGTTGATGACACCGTCTCCGACAAGGGCACCGTCAACGCGTACGACTCGATCGGCGAAGCAGACCACGCCAGCCTGGAGTACATGGACGTGCGGGTCCGCAAGGGCAGCTCGTTCAACATCGAGATCGACGGCGTGCACCAGTGGCAGACCAAGGACGGCATCAGCCTCTTCGAGAACCTGGTCACCCAGCGCGCCCGGAAGACCGCCATCGCCATGGACTCCCTCATCGCGAAGACCATCGCGCACGGCGTCGAGGGCCGGGACTACAACGGTGTGAAGGCCGGTGAGACTCCGGCGCCCGACTCCCTGCACGGCAAGGTCAAGAAGTTCGAGGGCGCGGAGAACGCGGCCGGCGACCGTCTCGCCGACGACGTGTACGACATCCTCGTGGACATGATCCAGGAGCTTGACGTGAACCAGGCTCCGGAGAACCGCTACCTCATCATCTCCCCGAAGGTGAAGGCGAACCTGCTCCGCAACCCGGAGTTCAAGGACGCGGCCCACTGGGGCGGCGGGTCGGTCATGCCCACCGGGCAGATCGGCCAGATCCTCGGCCTCCCGGTGTTCTCGACCACCACGTTCGGCAACCACACCCGGTCTACGCAGAAGTTCGTGCGCAATGCCCACATGGACGCTTCGGGCATCGACATGATCCTCGGCGCGACCAACGCCGTCTCGTTGCTGGTGCCGCACGCCGAGATGAAGGCGTACGAACCGGAGAAGAAGTTCACCCAGGCCGTGAAGAGCCGGGTCTTCTACGACGCGAAGATCATCCGACCTGAACAGCTCGTCGTGTTCGGCGTGAAACCGAAGGCCACTACCGCGAAGGCGTGAGCGGGGCGACTGGCCGCCCCGCTCACGTCCTAGCTCTACTGATGCCTCATGTACGAGATGACGGCCATACCGCTTCCGAAGACCGCGAGAGAGGCGGACGCTCCGTGGGCGACCGCCAGCCCGGGAGCGCTACCAAAGGCCGCCGAGAGGACGCCGCCGAGCAGCCCTGCCACCACGGAGCCGAGAAGCAGGAGCCAGACCTCCAAAGCCTTGTGATTGCAAGCAGTCCGGGTCGAATTGATGGACATGAGGGCGCCTCCACGAATCGCTAAGCCTCGCTCTTCTCACTTCGGGCGCACCTGTCCTTGGTGAGCCACGAAATGACAACGGAAGAGCGACCAAGCCCCTTATGGGCCTGGTAATCGGCCGGAATCGATGCGTTCCACGGGGGCACCCCCTTTCTCGTGCAATCCGCGGAGTGTTGAGCATCCGGCCACGGTCGGCCGAACCCGGGGCTCTCGTAGGAGTGGCTAGCTCATGGACCATAGCCGTGCCGTCGACTCGCGTGCAAAAGAGGGAGGTTGATGCGCTGACCGTATCCGTGGCAGACATCGAGGTGCGCCTCGGGCGACCCGTCGAGCCAGAACAGAAGCCCAGGGTGGAAGCGTTCATCCAGGACGCCTCAGCCCTCATCGCGGACTACTGCGGCAGCGGTTACCGCGAAGACGCCCCCGGCATCCGCGCCGTCCTCTGCTCCGAGGTCATCCGCTGGCTGGCAGTGCAGCCCGGCATCGTCTCCGAACGAGTCGGCGACGTCGAGGTGCAGTTCGGCTCCTCCGCGTCGGCCCAGCAGCTCTCGCCGGCAGCCCGCACTTCGCTCAAGCGCTACCGGCGAAAGCTGACGTCCATCTCGTTGACGAGGGGGCCGGACGAAGTTCTTCAGTGACCCAGTCGAGATTCACAGCGCTCCGATAGCCGAGGGGGCCTACACCCGCCACCGGGACTGGGGCAACGCGACAAGGGTGTGGTGCGGACTCGCCAGCGTCCAGCCCGAGCGGTCGTTCGAGTCCCGTTCCCCCGAGCGCGAGACCGCGCAGGAGCGGCTTCTGGTCTACCTGCCGTGGGGCACCCCCGTGGACGCCCCGGACCGGCTCTTGGTCAACGGCCTCTGGTTCGAGGTCGACGGCGAGCCGATGCGCTGGAACCACGGCTCCCTGCGCCATGTCCGCGTCCGCGCTTGGAGGGTGACCAACTGAAGTCGGGATTCAAGCTCGTGATGTACCGGGGCTGGGAGCACGCCGTGTTCCATTCGACCGACACGCGGGACCTGGTGGCCATGCACTCAGCGAAGATCGCTGCGGACGCTGTCAAGGAAGCGCCGCGAGCAAGTGCCACCAAGAGCAACTGGAACCAGATCAAGAAGCACATCGAAGCGCACGTCGAGGCGGACGCCTGGGGCTGGCGCGGCAACGTCACCGTCGAGGACAACCCGAAGGTCCGGCACGCGCTGCTCCAAGAGCGCGGGTGGACGGACCCTGTAGGCCGCCGTCATCCGGGCCGCAGGTTCCTCAAGGCGGCCCTGCTGAAGGCGCGGGTCGAATGAGACGTGACCCGCTCGTCTTCCTGATCAGTTACCTGCGCAGCCGGTTGAAGTTCCCACCCGGGACCGTGACCGGCGACCTGGTCGGCCGGGAGCCCGGCGACGTCACCGTGTACCTGGAGCACTCCGGAGGCTTCCGCACTGTCCGACACCGAGCGGACCGCGCCGACATCGAGTACTCCGTCCTCCACCCCGACCGCGAGAAGGCCGCCAGCCTCGCCTACCAGGTCCGCGCCCTCCTCCTTGAGGAGCTGCCCGGAACCGTGGTCGACGGCGCTCTGGTCCTCGACGTGGTGGACGTCAACTCGCCCAAGTACCTGCCGGACGACGTCTCTCGTGAGCACTGCTACGGCGGCGAGGCCGCCGTCTTTTACATCGAGGAGTAGCACTGCCCAGCGTCATGAAGTTCGACTTCAGGTCGATGAACTTCGCCGGCGTTCCCGGCACCGAGATCGTCCTTGAAGTCACCCGCGTCACCGCGCATCCGGACACTCCTCCGGAGGAGCGCGTCAGGGTCGTCAACACCGGCCAGGACTGGCCTGCCACCGACTTCACTCTGACTGCGGATGCGTGCGGGTGGCCCTTCAACGAGGGCGACGTCTTCGAGGTACGCGCCAAGGTGGCGAAGGTGGACGGTGCCGAGTCCGAGTGGAGCGCCCCGGTGCGGACTCCGCCGGTTCCGTACGTGGCGCCAACGACTCCTGAGATCGACTCGATCAAGTGGGAGGTGGCATCGCACATTTTCTGAAGTCACCATGTGGCTGCCTCTACTCGACTGTGGGAGCTATACGGCAATAGCTGTGAGATGCCTACGCGCATGAACCTGCGTGGGCTGACAGGAACAACAGAGCCCCCGAGCCAGAGCGGCTCGGGGGCATGGCACTGGCGGTTAATGGGTCAGGTTCTGCCCGTTCCCACCTGGCACCACTTAGTGGTCTTCCCCTTCACGTGACACACTCTGAGCTGGACCGTCTTCTCCTCTTGCATGTTTTTCGACTTCCACGGCGAGCAATACCGCGCAGGATGACCCGCCGTGGTCTGAGTGAGGAAAAGCTTGCCTTTGTAGTAGAGCCACGCTTTGATCGCCCAGCCATCTGACCTCAGATCACATACCCTGATAGAATCGCCAGGTGCTTTGCCCGCGGGGTCGGCCATGAAAGTGCCGTGACCGTTCTCAGGGCAGTGCGTGCAGTCAGACACGTAAACGACCACGCTAGCGCTTGCGTACACGGGAGACGCAGACATCGCAACTGCTCCCGTCACCGTCCCCACGGCGACTAGCGTGCGAGCCAGGTTTCGCATGATTCCCCCTCCGTCAGGCAGACGATGTTGGCAGCTTTGGACAACCACCGTCAATGGGGAGTTTCAGCAATCTGACAATTCCCAGCCAGCATCGACGCTGGCGATAGACGTCTTCAAGGCGGCCAGAAACATCGCGGACCGATAAAAAATTCCACCTGAAGCATCACAAGCCCCACACGCACCTGGCGCACAACTAGCCAAGACGATGTTCGATTCCGAGTCGAGCATTTCGAATGTCCTGTCTCGCGCCTCAAGAGGCCCCTCAATGGGGCCGTTTTTATGCCCTTGGAGGCTCATGTCCACCCCTGCCGAGACCGGAAACGCTCAGAAGATCCGGTTCGCACCACGCGGGGCCTTGTTCATCGCCCCGGCGCCGAAGCTCTCCGACGTCCCCGGGACAGGCACTGTCCTCCCGGACGGCCTGGACGCGCTCGGCGCCCCGTTCAAGAACCTCGGGTACGTCGATGAGGGTGGCGTCACGATCACCCCGTCCATCGAGACGGACCCCGTCAACGTATGGCAGAGCGCCGTGCCTGTCTTGTACAACGTCAAGAGCGCGGCGTTCCAGGTCAAGGCCACGCTCATGGAGACGAGCAAGCTCACCACCGAGCTGTTCTTCGGCGCCAAGTGGGTCGAGTCCAGGGACGTGCCGGGCCTGTTCCGGTTGGACCTGAAGTCCACGCCGGAGTTGTCGGAGATCTCCCTGGTGGTCGACTGGTCCCAGGGCAAGGTCCAGTACCGCTGCGTCATCGGTCGAGCCATGATCTCCGACCGTGGGGCCATCCAGCTCCAGCGGGCCGAGAACGGCAAGTACGAACTCACCATCGACGCTCTGGACTACAACGGTGGGCTCGGGTACGTCCTCACGAACGACGACCTCAATGACTCCGGCAGCACAGTCCAGGAGCCTGCCGCGGCCCGTCTGTCCGGCAACACGGTGCAGCAGGGCGGGACCGTCACCCTGACCGGCGAGAACTTCGCCGCCGGCACGCCTGCCGTCATCACCATCACCGGTCCCTCTGCGGGGAAGGTCACTGCTGCGCAGGCCAACACCGACGACGCCGGCAACCTGACCTCGACCATCTCCGCGGCTTCTGACGCCGCGGCCGGCGTCTACACGGTGAAGGCCGCCGTGGCCGCCGTTGAGGCCCTGGCCGGCGCCCTGACCGTGGCGGAAGCGCCCGCCGCCTTTGCCAAGGCCGCCTAGCAGGAACGTTCCTCTGTTTCGCAGGCACTCACAACCACACTCAGCCATCGAAGACTTCCCCATCCACAGGAGCGACCCTGACTGCCGTAAAGACCCCTCGCACGAAGTCCGCTGCCAAGCAGGCCGAGGCCGTTGCTGACGGCCAGCCGACCGTGTTCGAGCACGGCGACATCGAGTACACCGTGCCGGCGCCGCTCGATCTGCCCGTGAAGATCCTGGAGGTGGACGACGAGATCGACGCCCTCAAGCTGATTCTCGGTGAGCAGTGGCAGACCTACACGGAGTCCGGCGCCACCATCAGGGACTTCCAGGTGTTCGCCGAGAAGGTCTCCGAGGCAGCCGGTTTCACCAGCTCGGGAAACTGATCGGGGCCGTCCACGCGATACGCGACTTCTCCGACGAGTTGGAGGCCGATCTCCTCGAATTTTTCCAGGTGGACCTCCTCGACGTGTGGCGCGGTCGGCTCTCCCTCAGACGCATACACATCCTGATTCAGTCGCTGCTGAAGAAGCCGGGGCGTTCAGCCTTCCTGGCTGCCGTGGACGAGTCCGCCTCGTGGTCGGTCGGTGACCACCTGGCCGCGCGTGTGGTGGACGCGGCGGAGGTGGCGAACTACCTGTTTCTCAAGGCCAACTCGGAGGAGTCGGCGAACGTTGAGCTGCCCAAGTCTGTGCCTCGTCCCGGCCGGCACGAGGCAGACAGCTCCGATACGGCGAGTCCGACGTTCGCAGATGGGGACGAGCTTTCTGCCTTCTTCACGCACATGAACACCCTTTAGGAGGCAGGCAGCATGGCGGGTCCCCGTGGCGCCATCAAGGTGGGCACCGGGTTCATCTCCATCGAACCCCACCTTGACCGGGAAGCCCTTGGTCGCATGCGTGCGACGCTCAACGCCACGATGGGCCACTACGGCCGCGAGTTCGGCAAGAGCCTGAGTACCGGGCTTAGCAGAGGATTCTCGGGGCTCGCCCACGATGCGACCGCCGAGGCCAAGAAGATGAACCGGGCCCTGACCGGGCAGGCGAAGCAGGGCAACAAGGAGCGCGAGGGCGTTCACAAGGCCGCGGCTAAGCGGTACGTCCGGGTCGAGGAGGAGCTGACCCGAAGCCACGGCGCCCAGGTAGCGGTCCGCGCGCGGCAGGCCCTCGAAGCCTCCGAACGTCAGACGAGGGGTCTGTCCGCTGATTCGAAGCGGGCCCTTCACGCGTACCAGCGGCGCCTGGAAGACATGGCGCGGGCGGATTCCCTGCTGGAAACCCGGCAGCGGCAGGCGGCCGAAGAGCGTGCCCGTCGGATGCTACGTGCCTACCGCGACGATGTGCGTGCTTACCGTCGGGCGCAGCAGGACAAGCAACGGTCTCTGGACGACACGGCCCGCAGGGAGCGCGAAGCCCAGCGCGAGCGGGATGCCTACATGCGGTCGTACTACGCGGCGCACCGCGAGAACGAGCGGCGCAAGCGCGCGGTGACCGCTGAGACGGCGCGCTTGGAGCGCCAGGTGCTCGCCGAGCTGGCCCGCGCGCGTAAGGCGGCGCTTCGGGAAGAGCTGGCCACGGCGCAGCTCCAGGCCCAGACCCTCCGGAACTCGGTCCAGGGGTATCGGCGCGAGCTTCAGCAGCTCTCTCACAGCACGGCACGCCCGCTGGGCCAGGTGCAGACCTCGTTGAAGCGGCATGCCGACACGGTGCACACGCTTGGGCAGAACGCTGTTGAGGCCGGTGCGTTGATCACGCGCAACCTGCTCGGGCCTCTCACTCTGGTCTCCGGGGCGCTCACGCAGATCGGCGTCAAGAACGCGGACATGCGGATCATGGGCCAGATGGGCATGCATGCGGCTGGTGTTTCCCAGCCCGCGTCAGCCCGCGAGATGGAGCGGCTTCAGAAGTACGCGATCGACACCCCGTTCAACATCGACCTCATGCACGAGTACCAGATGAAGATGGTGCGCGGCATGGTGGCTCGTGAGCGGGGTCACGACAGCAAGGACCCGAAGGTCCGGCAGGAGGCAGCCGACAGAGCGGCCTCCCGTACATCAGACGTGATCGAGGCTGTGCTCGACTCGATGGCGCGGGCGGGAAACCTGTCCGAGTCGCAGCAGCAGCGTTCGCTGTACGCGATCGACAAGATCATGGACCTTGACCGGGCGCCTACGAAGAACTTCAAGCAGTTCATCGACGCCACCGGCATTCCCGCTCAGGAGATGGCCCAGCTCCTGAACTTCAAGAACGCCGACAAGATGTACAAGGTCATGGGCACGCCGGCGGCCAAGGGCGGCGGCATCACGGGGCAGCAGGTTCTCGACGCGCTGCTGGAGAACTGGCAGGGCAGTGGCAGCCAGCCGGGCTCGAAGGGTTACGGCCGCGAGGTCGGCACCGCGACCATCACGGGGCGCATCCAGCAGATGAAGGAGCGCGCGTCCTACGAGATGGGTCAGCTCTTCGCGACGAAGGACCCGGCTACGGGAGAGATCCGGTACACGGGCCTGGGCGAGAAGATCATGGGCACACGTGACGCCGAGACCGGCGTGTACGAGGGCGGGCTGCTCAACGACGTCAAGGACATCGCCAAGGCCGGGCTCCCTCACGCCAAGGAGGTGCTGGGTGAGTTCTTCGACGTCCTGGGCACCTTCACCGGTTGGATCAAGTCCACGACCAACTACCTTAACGAGCACCCCGCCCTTCAAGAACTCGTGCTCAAGGTCATCAAGATCATTGCCGTGGCCACTCCGTTCCTCGTGGGCTTCGGACTGTTGAGCAAGCTCTTCGGGAAGCTCGGCAAGATCATGGCCCCGATGCTGGGGGTCGCCCGCGGCTTCGTCAGTGGCTTCAAGGGTGCCGGCCGTGTCGGTCGGCAGCTCAGCGCCGGTGTCCGCGGGGCGGGCACGGAACGCGGGTTCTTCGGGTCCTGGAAGGACCGCCGCACCGAGCTGCGTGGCGGGGACAGCCGCTCTCTCGCCCAGCGTGGCTTGGACCGTCTTCGTGGGCGCGACAGCCGGAGCGAGGACGTACGTCTGAACGTGGGGCAGGCCGAGCAGTCTCTGCGCCAGCTCGAAGAGAAAATCCGAGCGCTGAAGCAGGAGCTGCGCTCGGTCAACGGCGTCTCCATCGACCCGGCCATGAACGCACTCGGCGGTGTGGGGGGCCGAAGTCTGGCGGCAGCCGCGCAGGATGCCCAGAACCGCATCCGGCAGGCCGCTGCGGGGCTGCGCGACCTCGACGGCCGTACGACGGGCAACGCTCGCGGACAGGTCGAGTCACTGGGGAAGAAGGCGACGAGCACCGAGGGGCGGATCAAGGCCGCTTCGTCGGCGATGACCGCGCTGAACAAGCGGCCTCTCAAGGCTCTGCGGCAGGAGTTCGACTGGACGACGCCGAAGGCCAAGGAGGTCCGCCGGGCCATCCAAGAGGGCGTTGAGCGGATGACCACGCTCAACGGCAAGCCGTTGAAGGCCCTTCGCAACCGCTTCAAGGGCGGCGGGGCGTCCTTGTACTCCGCGGTCGACGCGGTGGCAGACAAGCTGGGCACCGTCAACAACCGCATGGACACGCTCAGCGGCAAGCGGGTCACCAGCACGACGACGTCGGTCAACAACCTCAAGCGGGCGTTGAAGGGTGCCTCGGACGAAGCCAGCTCGCTCAAGGGGCACGTCGGCGAGGTCAACGTCCTGACCGGCCTTGGCGGTCCTGAAGGGAAGGGGAAGCACCGCAAGCCGAGCCGGCATGCTCTCGGTGGTGTGCTTCCGGGGTACGCCCCGGGGGTCGACTCCGTGCCGGCGTTGCTCAGCCCGGGGGAAGCGATTCTCCGGCCGGAGGTCGCCGCCCGCCTCGGTGAGGGGACCATCAACGCGTGGAACGCTGCGGCGGCGCGCGGCCGGCTCTCGCGCTTCGCCCAGGGCGGGGTCGTCAGGGAGCAGGGCAGCGGTCGGCGCTGGCCGATGAACGTCCTGGACGAGCTGGTCGGCGGGCTCGATTTTGCACCGGTCTCATCCGCTTTCTCCTCGGGCGTCGCGATGGCCTCAGCGGGAGACAAGATCGGCGGTGTGACAGGTGGGAACGTGCGCGCCTGGGGCGCCCGCTCCGGTGGTGACACGTCCGGACGAGCGGCTAACAGCCGGTTCGGCAACCTCCGAGACTTCATGTTCGACCGGCTGCCGGAGTTCCTGAAGGCCGCCCCGTCCGGCGTGGGCAACCTCGTCGGCCTGGCGGCCGGCGCTGTCGCCCCGACCGCCGGCCCCCTCTTCTGGGACGACGTCTGGAAGGGCGAAGGCAACGTCCTGGAGCGGGGTGCACGCTTCACCCGCGATCTTCTGAGCCCGAGCCGTCTGCTCGACATGATCAAGGATCTCGTCGGTGGCGTCATCGACCTGACGAAGCAACTCGGCTCGCTGGCCAAGGACCTGGTCACCGATCCGAAGGGGGTTCTGGACGAGGCGATCACGACCCTGAAGGAACTGTTCAACGGGGTCGTCACCAACGTGCGCTCACTGTTCGACGCACTGAATGAATTGATCGACAACCCGGCGGAGGTCGCCGGGGAGGTCTGGGACAACTTCCACGCCCGAGCGCGGGAGATGATGCCCAACACGAAGGGGCTGTGGACCTTCGCGGACGGCGGGGTCGTCCCCGGCTACTCGCCCGGGAACGACCGGGTCGCCGCTCTGCTTTCGCCGGGTGAAGCGGTGCTGCGACCGGATGCCGTCAGAGCCCTCGGGTACAAGGTCGTGCTCGGCCTGAACCGAGCGGCGAAGACAGGCGCTCCGGTCGCCACGCAGGCCAAGTCGGAGCCGGCCGTGACGCCAATCCCGGATGCGAAGGCATTCGAGGAGGCCGCGAAGCGCATCGAGAAGGCGCTGGCGTCCATGACCACTTCCGGCCGAACCCACCAGAGGGTGGCGGGCCAGGTCTGGAAGACCGTGGGAAGTCGCGTTCAACAGGCTGTGGACAACCAGATCACGCCTGCCCAGCAGCGGTGGATCAACCACCTGACGGGCCCGCTCACGTCTGGCGAGCGAGCGTTTCGCACCTCATCGAGGGACAACTGGACCTCGGTGGCCGCGCAGGTCTCGACTTCCACGACAGGCAGTCTCGCGTCCCTCTCCCGCCTACGCGGCGGGGTGGACGAGACGAAGCGGCTGTTCGAGACATCCAGCGGGCGCATCCGCGAGGTCTGGAGCGCCGCCATGGCGTCCGTAGGCAGCTCAACCAGGAGCACCGTGGCCGGGCCCTACAACAGGGGCGCTGTCTCGATGATGAGCGAGATGGCCAAGCTCGCTGGCACCAAGGCGCCACTCAGCCCGGTGCACTTCTCAACGGGTGGCGTCGTCCCCGGCTACCTTCCCGGGGTAGACACCGTTCCGGCGGTCCTCTCTCCCGGTGAGGGCATTCTCAGGCCGGAGGTCGTACGGGCCCTGGGCAGGGAAACCATCCTGCGGTGGAACGAGCAGGCTCGACGCGGCGGGAACCTGTACGCGAAGGGCGGGGTCGTCCCGGACGGCGGCTCGTGGGTGCGCAGGCACAAGGACGACCCGTTCGAGGGCTACGCGGAAGCGGTCGGCAAGGGCTGGGACGCGGCGATCAACCCGCAGCTCAAGTCCGTCGCAGCCAAGTTCGGCGAGGCCGGCAGCCTCAATGCGCAGTCGTTCGAGAAGGCCGAGCCCTGGCTCACCAGGTGGGGCAAGTGGGCCGACGAGCACACGGGCGGCGGTGGCGGCCAAGTGGTCAAGCTCGCCCTCCAGGAGGCGAAGACCGGCGACATGTCCGGGCGGAAGTACATCGGCGGCTCGGCCTATGAGTCGTGGTGTGCCGACTTCGTCTCGTGGATCGTGGACCACGCGGGAGCGAACGCTGCCTACGGCGGCTCCCCGACTGACACGCCCCGGAACCGGTGGCCGGCCGTCTCCACGTGGGTGTCCCACATGGGCATGGTCCCCACCAGCCAGGCTCGCCCGGGTGACCTCATGGTGTTCAGGGGCTTCGGCCCTGGCAACTGGGGGCACATCGACATCGCCACCGGCAGGCAGGGCAAGTCCCTGGAAACCGTGGGCGGCAACGAGAGCCGGTCGATCCGTCGACAGCTCGGGTATGGCAACCGGGCCGACGGCGCCCTCCGGCCCAGCGGCGGATCTCCGGGGGCTGGTGAGGGCCCCGTGCTCAACCCTTGGCCGGGCTCCTTGGCCCGGTTCTCCGAGGGTGTAGGCGACTACGGCATGTCCGCAGGCGGGGCGGTCAACCGATGGCGTCCGCTTGTCGAGCGGGTCGTAGGGGAGCTGCGTGGTAAGGGCGGCATCTCGTTGTCCGACGTGGGCCTGGTCCTGCGTCGGATCGCTGTCGAGTCCGGGGGCAACCCCAACGCGGTGAACAACTGGGACAGCAACGCTCGGGCGGGTACGCCGTCCAAGGGTCTGCTCCAGGTGATCAAGCCGACCTTCGACGCCTACGCCGGCCCTTACCGCTCGCTGGGTCAGTTCTCGCCCCTCGCGAGCCTCTACGCCGGCCTTTCCTACGCGATCGAGAGGTACGGCTCCGGCTGGCGCCGGGCACTGTCCGGCACCCGGGGCTACTGGAGCGGCACGCAGTCGGCGACCGCCGGTTTGGCGATGGTCGGCGAGCAGGGGCCTGAGTTGGTCAATTTCCGCGGTGGGGAGCGCGTCTACAACGCGCGCCGCACTGAGGAGTTGGTCGCCGGTCGTCGGTACGAGATCCACGTCCATGAGGCCAAGTCCGAGAACACGACCGACGCCGTGCTCCGCGCTCTGCGGACGGCGGAGGTGATGGCTGGGTTCTGATCGAGAGGTAGGTGGCCATGCCCATCCCCGCAATAGAGAGGCGAGCGGAAGAGACGCCGAGCCCGTCTCGGCCCCAACCGCCGCTCCCTGTGGAGTGGGGACACACCTACGTCTCAATCCGTGGTGCGAACGGTGAGGGGGAGGAGATCCCCCTCACCGGCTCGCAAGGCAAGGACTGGCCAGCCATCATGCTGCTCCCGGGGGCGCAGGGGCTGGACATGCCCCCCGTCGAACTGCACGCGGATGCCAGTCCCAACTTGCCGGGCTCCATCTACCGGTCGACGCGTACGGCCCAGCGCGAGGTGCTGCTCCCCGTCCACCTCCACGGCGTCGACCGGAGCACGCTCAAGCGCTTGAAGCGGAAGTTGATCAGAACCCTTTCCCCGGCTGCCGGGTACTGCGTCCTCAAGTTCATGGAAGCCGACTCCCAACCCCGCTACCTGAACTGCTACTACAACGGCGGCTTGGAAGGTGACGAGGGCGAGGACCGTGCTGGGTTCCGGTGGGCAACGTTCGGCATCCAGCTCACCGCCTTCGACCCCTTCTTCTACTCGGATCAAGCGCAGGTAGCGGAGTGGAAGTTCGGCCGGGGCGAACCATTCCTGTCCAACGTCGAAGTGTTCCTTCCTACGCGTCTTCACAAGGGGATCGTCTCGACCCCGAACCTCTCAGTCTTCAACGCGGGTGATGTGGAAGCCTGGCCTCTCTGGACCGTCGAAGGGCCGGTCCGCGGGTTCAAGTTCTCCTTCGACGGTCAGAGCTTCGAAGCACCGACGTCCTCGACAGATGTGGTTGCTGCGGGCCGGACGCTCACCATCGACACGAGGCCCGGCTACAAGTCCCTGCGCGACGACGAGGGCCGCAACTACTGGGAATCGCTGGGACCGAACCCGCAACTGTGGTCGATCCCGGCCGGCACATCACGGATCTCAGTCGAAATGGCTCCCGGCTCCGGGGCGGCGTCTCTCAGGCTTTCATTCCGTCCACGCTTCGAGTCCTACTAGGGAGGCGAATGGGGTACCGCGTCTTCGTGCGAGGCGAAGTCCAGCAGGGTGAGCGTCGCATCATCGGAGAGGTCGACACCTGGATCAAGCTCGACTTCACCATCCGGTTCAACCAAGCGGGCACGTGGCAGCTCCTCGTGAAGAGCGGTACGGCTCAGGAAGACCTCTTGAAGCCTGGCCGTGGCGTCGTCATATACCAGGACGGCGTTCCCGAGCCCGTCTTCTCCGGGCAGATCGACGCCTTCGAGCGGTACTGGACGACCGACCAGCACACTGCTGCGGGGTCAGTGTTCGTGGGCGGCAAGTGCGACAACGATGTGCTGTACGGGGCACTGGCGTTTCCTGGCGTCTCCGGAACCGGTGTCGAGCACATGGCCGTGCTCCCGGTGGCCCAGCAGTACAAGGGGAGCGACACCCGGGTCATCGGCGGTCCGGTGGGGCAAGTGCTTTGGAGTGAGGCCGATATGGCGTTCGGCGCCCGCGCTCTACCGGACCGGAAGGCCGGCGGGCTCGCCGTGGGGCCCAACGCGCCCCTCGGCCCCGCCGTATCCGGCTCCCTTCGCTTCGACAATCTCGGCACGCAGGCTGAGGAGTGGTTGAAGGACAAGCGGGTCGGTTACCGCTTCATCTGGTCGCACCGGACCAAGCAGGTCGAGCTGCGCCTCTACGAGTGCCTGGACCGGTCCGCGGAAGTCCGCTTCTCCCCCGATATCGGCAACCTGAAGCAGTACACCTGGCAGCTCAAGGCCCCCGCCGCCACCCGCGCGATCGTGGCGTGCCAGGGCGAGGGTAAGGAGCGCTATCTGTGGCAGCAGGTCGACGCCGAAGGGGAGCAGCAGTGGGGCGTCCGGCGGGAGACCTTCGTTGACCGCAGGGACATCCCTCTCAAGACAGGCACGGGTGGCAAGCCCGAGCTTGTCGTCAGGGAATCCTCCTCCTCGTTCGAGGACATCGGACTCAAGCCCGACGGTACTGAGTGGACGGGCGACCTCACCCGAGCGCGGTCCGCGCACGCTGCTGCCGAGAGGGAGTTCGCCGCGGCCCAGAAGGCAGTCGAGGACGCCAAGACGGCCGAGGAGAAGGCCGCAGCCAGCCAGCGGCTCACAGCAGCAAACTCCGCCTTGACCGACGCCAAGGTGGCCCTGAAGACGGCGCTGCGGGGAGCCCGGCCGGTGGCGGTCGCGCACTGGGTGAAGGCGGCCGAGGAGGCCGCCGCGACCGCCTTGAAGGACGGTGCGAAGAGTGGCCATTTCCAGATCTACCCCATCGACACGGACCAGGTGAAATTCGGCCGTGACTACTTCGTGGGCGATGTCGTCACCGTTTCGGTGGACGGGACAGAGTACTCCGACATCGTCAAGGAAGTGAACATCTCCGTCGAGGACGGAGGTCGAATTTTGGATGTGTCACCAAAGATCGGCGACCAGGGAACCGGAGAACCGCTGAACCTGTATCGCACCGTGTGGGAGATGAAGGCAAAGCTGCGAAAACTGGAAACAAGGATGTGAAATGACGGAGATCAGTTACCCATTCAGCGAGCCATCCGAGAGTGGTGGCCAAGCAGCCCTCTCGCAACTCGACTGGCAGGACATGGCGTTGATGTGGGCCGGGGATCGGGTCGACTTCCGTCTCACCAACCCCTCCTACTCGGGAGAGGCCCTACCGTTCTCGGCCCGTGTCATCAACGGACGCACCATCGAGCTGCGGCCGGGAGCTGCCTGGGTGGGCGGCTTCTACTACCGGTCCAACTCCGTGCTCACCGTCGACATCGAGGCCAACCCCACCGAGAAGCCGCGCGTGGACATCATCGTCGTGCGGGCGGACGTCCCGAAGGGGTCATCGAACATCGTGGCGGTCAAGGGCCAGCCGTCCAAGACCCCGATAGCGCCGCGGCCACAGCGCATCGCAGGTCAGCGCTGGGAGATGGTGCTCCACGAGATCTCCGTGCCGGCCAAGGACGGGGCGATCACCGTGAAGCAGTGCGCCCCCTTCGATGCCCCCGCTCGCGTGGCCACTCCTTGGAACGCCCGGGCAACTGCTGCTCATCACGGCGTAGGAAACTTCTTCTACGACCTGGACAGCAACAACAACGACACCCAGCTTGAGTCGTGGAACGGTCGCGACGGCTACATGATCACTCGCCATCTCGGCAAGGCTAAGACCTACGTTCCGAAGATCGTGAACACGGGAAAGCTTCCGAGCGGAATCCTCTACAGAGGAATTTGGCGTTGGATCGCACCTAACACGGTCTCTTTCTCGATCGACATCAACAACACGTCCAACACCGACGTGAAGCAGTCGGGGACCGGGCCCCTCTCCTTCACGCTACCCGTCAACCCTTCTTCGTCTATCGGTCAGCATTTCTCGGGCCAGTTGCTCAACAGCGGATACGACGCGGACCTCCCGAACTTTGTCGCCCTACACGGAATGTCGCACCTGGGAAACAAGACTGACGTCGTGAAGATCTACCACCCCAGCTCGAAGCGCCTAGGGGAGGGCCTGGACTACCTCCTGACTTTCCCCCGTCGCTCTTCGATCGTCTTCTCCGGAACCTACGAAGCCAACGCCCTCTGAGAAAGGAGCCATCTCATGGCAGACCGGAATCTCTTCGGGGGCACCCCCGCCGATGTAGCGGAGAACGAAGCCGGCGTACGTGTCGCCGGCGGGGTCGGACTGGTGTGGGAGGGCCCCGAGGACACCGCCGAGCAGGTGACCGACCTGGTGGACGTCAGCGGGACACCCATCACGCAGCTCGTCGCGGACGAGCGTGGCGTCCTCGCCCCCTTCTGGGGGCCGCCGGATGGGCGCGAAGCCCTGTGGGTGGACTTCGGCGTGGGTCGGATGAAGTTGACCTCATGCACCATCGGCGAGCGCCTCAAGGCTCATCTGGAGCAGTTCGACCCGCACAGCTCGAAGCAGTACACGGACGAACAGCTGACCGGATACATCCCTCGCCGCGGCGCGCGGATCAACACTCCAGCCGGCGAGAAGTGGGTCGCCTTCCAGGTGCCCGACCTGGTGGACGACAGAGGCGACGAGGGCCTGGTCCTCGCCCTGGAAACCGCGGGGAGCACACCTAGCGGCGCGCGCCTGTTCACCCGCCTGTACAACACCGGTGCGCTGCACGTGGAGCCCAACGGTGCGCATGTGCCCTTGGCCATCGGCCAGTGGGAAAAAGCCAGCCCGAACGACACGGCGTTGTCCATCAGCAAGGGCCGAACCAGCACTCCGTCGGTCTTCCGCGTACGGGCGGACGGTCGTCTCGAAGCCGCAGGGGCCGTGTCAGCGCCCAACATCGGCACCGCGCGCCTGTTCTCCGGCCCTGTCGCCCCGACGAACCCGAAGGTCGGAGACGTGTGGGTGCAGTATGTCGCGTGAGGACAACCCGATGACCGTCTGGGACGGCGCCCAGTGGGCCGAGGGCACCAAGTGGGTCTGGGACGGCGCAAGCTGGGTACGCGCCTCCGCCTCCAGGTTCTTCGACGGCATCACGTGGCAGTCGCGGGCCCCCGCCCCTGTCGCCTACCCGACGTACGCAGCGTCGGCCACCGCGATTCGAGGGGCCGTGGACTACGTGACCGTGGCGGTGCCGCCTAGCGCGCGAGTCAACGACTTCCTGGTCTCCGTCTGCACGGCAGCCGACGTGCGACCGCAGCTCCTGTCGCCCGGTGGCTATCTGACCCAGGCCCATCAGCTCGACTCGGGTCACTGGGTCTCCGTGGCCATGTGGCCCCACAACGGCATCGTGGACACCGTGGTGTGGGAGACGACGGGCAGTTCGACCGCCACGGCCATGAACCTCGCCTACCGCGGCGGCGACCTGACCCGAACCCCACTGGCGCCGATCGTGGGGGTTCAGCAGTACAACGCTGTCAACCGTGTGCCGCTGCCGGCCGCGACCGCGCACACGTCGCTCTTCCTGGTACTGGTCGAGTCCACCGACCTGACCGGCTACGCCTGGCCCGAGGGCGTGACGGGCCGGGCTCAGCAACTCGGGATTTACGGGGCCCGCCACATCAGCCTGCTCGCCTCCGACACCCCGGGGGCCGGCTCCAGCGCCGGCGAACTCCTCCTGGACACGCAAGCGGCTTCCGCAGCCTGCCTCACCATCGAGGTCCCCGGGCGCACCGACGGCCGGCCCACGTGGATTCTCGGTGACGACAACGCATCAGTTCTCGGCTCTACCACCGTTCTGGGGTGATCACGTGCTCGACGTCAAGACCTGGGGCAACGGCCAGAAGATCGAACCGGCCGACATGCGCCGGTACGTCAGTGACGTGCTCCAGGGCCTCATGGCGCCCCCGGCCTGCCGGCGCACCGTGGCGGACGTGGCCGCGCAGCAGAAGCCGGCGGGCGCCTACCACGTGCTCCAGCTCGACAAGCCCGGCATGGGTACAGGCGCGATGCACTCGTTCGACTCCACTGGCGGACAGATGTCGAAGGACCCCTTCAAGATCCACGCACCGTTGGACGGGCTGTACGAGGTCTCGTGCGGTGTGGTCGTCCGCGCGGTCTCGGGGAGCCTGGGGTTCGTGGCTGTGGCCATGAACAAGAACCAGACGGCCGGCAGCACGATCGCGGCCACGAGCTTTTGCCGCACCGGGGCCGGCCGTACGAGTGCTGCGGAAAAGGTCGGCGCCGCCTCTGCGACGATCCCGCTAGCCGAGGGCGACTTCGTCTCGGTGGCGGTCCATTCGGACACCGACTTCTGCTTCGGGGACGGCTCCTTCGCGCAGTTCGTCTCCCACGTGGACCTTCGATGGGTGGGGGTGAAGCCGTGATGGCAGTTCCCTCCGTGCATCTCTGGCGCCAACGCGAGGTCGTCACCGCAGCCACGATGAACGGTGTGAGAGACGTGCACCGCTTTCTCTACACCCCACCCGCGTGCAAGGTGATCGCGCGACAACGCGGCACCTACAGCGGCGCGAACCCGACCGACGCGTTCGAGCGAGGTCGATGGGTCCCGTTCAACACCTGGTGCTCTTTCCCCTGGCACCTCCCGGGGAAGGGCAGCAGGCCCAGCGAGGAGTACGACACCACTGGCGGTTCGATGACCGCGCCGAATGACAGCGGGATTCTCTGGCGGCTCATCGCCCCGGAGGACGGGCTCTACGCTGTGACCTTCGGTGGGGTCATGGACGCCAACGGGGAAGCCAACAACGCGCACTTCCGTCTCGGCAGGAACCAAACCGTCGACAGCCAGTGGTCCACGGGATACGCCCCCTTCGCCTCCCACTCCCCCGGGCGTGCGCGATACGCACAGGACGGGACGGCCCAGTTCATCGGCTCCATATCCACGACTGTCGCCCTGAAGAGAGGAGAGACGGTTTCCGCGGCCGGTGTCTCGGACAAGGACTTCATACTCGGCCGTTACAGCTTGCCAGGACGGTCCTTTCTCGAAATGCGCTGGGTAGGGAGGCTCGTGTGACCATCCCTCCAGTCGAAACGTGGTCCCCCCGGGAGCTGGAAGACGCAGCGGTGCTCAACCGCCGGGTGTCGGCCGTTCACCGGTTTCTACTCCGTCCCCCGGCCGCCCGCATGATCGGCATGAAGCGAAAGGACCTGCCGGCAAACGCCTACTCGGTCCTGCCCTTCTACCCGCTGGGCGGGGAAGGCCCCACGGGCACTTCGTACGAGACGTGGCCCGGGATGGTGCCTACCGTCACAGCCGACCGGACCATGCAGCAGGACACGGCCTGGCAGTTCGTTGCCCCCGTCGACGGTCGCTACCGGATCACCGTGCACGGCGCCTTCGCCACCGAGACGAGCCTGCCCCAGGCCAGGCACCAGCTCTGGGTCGAGATCGGGGTGAACATGACCACCGGCACGGGCGAAGCGGTTGCCGCGGCCTCGGTCGACACGTTCTCACCGGCCCAGTCCACCCCGTTCACCATGTCCGGCGGCCACTCGACCGTACAGAGGCTCAAGGCCGGCTCGAAGGTCCAGTTCGCAAGCCACTGCGCTTCGTCCCCGAAGCACTCATGGGCGAATGACGAGATCAGCACGCAGTACAAGCTGGGGTCATTCGCAGAGATCAGGTGGGTCGGCACCATCTGGGAAGGGAGGCCCCAGTAGACGCCTCGCAGATCCTCACCGTGGCGTTCGGAACAGGCGGGATCGCCTCCCTGGTCGGGTTCCTCAAGCTGTGGTTCGAGCGCAAGGACGCGTTCGACAAGGCCCGGCGCGAGCACATCGAAGACCTCGCTAGGTGGCGCAACGAACTCCAGGGCACGGTATACGAACTACAAGCACTCGTTGAGTACTACCGCCACGTGAGCGCCGATTACGCCTGGCAGCTTCGCCAAAGCGGAATCGAGCCCACGACCTCAGCCGTCCCGCCTGAGAAACTAAACGAATAGCCAACGCTAAACCGTCATTTCACGGCCCCCAACAAGGGGGCTTTTTTCATGCTCGAAAGAAGGCAGAATGAGTCAGGTCTCCAATGTCTGCGCCATCGCCAAGGGCGAGGTCGGCTATCGCGCTCAGCGCGCACCGGGCGAGCGGCCTTCCGGCCACCAGAAGTACTCGGGGCAGGTACCGGGCCTGGAATGGTCGAACTACCAGCCGTGGTGCGCCACTTGGGTGAGCTGGGTCGCGATGAAGGCAGGCGTCGCCGACCTCTTCCCTCGTACCGCCAGCGTGCATTCCGCGATGCAGTGGTTCAAGAAGCGGTCGCGGTGGAGCGCCTACCCGGCTGTCGGAGCCCAGGTGATCTACGGCTCGACGGGCAGCACCCACACGGGAATCTGCTACGCCTACGACGACACCTACATCTACACCTACGAGGGCAACACCTCGTTGACCAACAGCGCCAACGGGAACAAGGTGATGGCCCGCGAGCGGCGCCGCCGGGACGCGTATGTCCACGGCTACGGCCTCCCCTCGTACGCCGAGGGCATCGTCACAGCGGACCCCGCCAAGCAGGGCGAGGCGGGCTTCACCTACAAGGTGACGGCGACAGCACCCGCAGGCAGCTCGAAGCCACCGGCCGGTAGGGCCAAGGCGGTCGTCGTGAAGGCCGGCCAGTCCCTCGCGACGATCGCGGCGGCGGCCGGAGTGTCCCTCGCGACCGTGATCGGCTTGAACCCGCAGATCAAGAACCCCGACGTCATCCACCCTGGCGACAAGGTCACCGTCCCGGACAAGGCCCCGGCGCGACCGCCACAGTCCAGCCAGCCGAGCAAGCCGAAGGTGCCCGCGTTCCCCGGCGCCGCCAAGTTCCGGCCGGGCCAGGTGAACCAACACGTCACCGCGCTCGGCCAGGCCCTCGTCCGCAAGGGCTACGGCCACACCTACGCCATCGGCCCAGGGCCGCGCTGGACCAACTCCGATCGCGCCGCGGTTCGTGCCTTCCAGCGCGCCCAGGGCTGGAGCAGCAAGGCCGCCGACGGCTACCCAGGTCCGGAGACCTGGGCCCGCCTCATGAAGTAATGAATCAATAGGAGCTACATGATCTTCTTTCGCACACACGCGGTCCGCATCACCGCCGTGCTCGCGGCCCTCGTGCCGCTACTCGTCGCTCTCTTCCCGGACATCGACTGGTACGGCCTGGCGGCCGTGATCGCTGCTCTACTCGGTGTCGGCGAGGTGGCCCAGCGAGTGGAGAATGGCAAGACCCGCGAGGCCCTGCACGAGCCCTACCCGAACGTTGCGCCCACCGAGTTGCACAGGCAGCTCGACGGTAGCGACCACCAGCTCTCCGGCCGGCAGGTGGACGGCCCGAGGTGCGTGCGCTGATACGCCCATCGGCGGCCCTGACGAAGCTGGCCGCCTCGGAGCGGGGGCAGGGCGGGAGCGCTGGGGCGACAGGGGAGGGTTGAGTGATGTGAACACATAGAGCAGTTCTTCGCCATTTGTTGGCGGCTGGCCGTCAAATACCTGTTGCGGGAGTGTTTGCTAGTTGCTCGTGTGTTGCGGGACGAGATGCGGGGGCGGGCAGTCGGGCTGGTAGGGCACCGGCGGCGTGAGCCTGGTTTGAGACTGTCTTGTTCGGCGAACAACCAGTTCTGCGGCGCTGGCTCTGGGCTGGGAGGGGTGGTGGACTCTTGCCTCGAACACCCGCACAACGACCATGGGGGAAGCACCGTGCCCAATCGCACCAAAACTCTCTCAATGCTCACAGCAGCCACACTGACTGTGGGCCTCTCCATAGGCGCTGCGGCCCAAGCCACCTCGCCTCCGACCTCTGCGAAGGCGTCTGCCGCTGCTGCTGTTGATCGAGGGGAGCAAGTAGCCAAGCGCGCCCTGGTGGCGACCGGCTCCTCGCCGGAAGCCGTTACTACCGTCTCGCTGCGTGGAGACGGGGTAGGGACGGCCAGTTGGAGTGCCTACCGGTACACCTACAAGGGCACCTTTCGCGACAACTCAGGCATCTTAGACGTTCAGTGGTCCTCGTCGCGCCCGGAAAGCTTCGGAATTGCCCCGAACCGCACGATCTGGCACGCCTGGCCGAACTCCGGCAAGTGGAGGGAGATGCCGCACAACGGCAAAGCTGACGACACTCACGATGCAGCGAAGGACGGCGCTCGTCGTGCCGTCTCGGTATGGGTCAGCGGCAGCGGCTACTGGTGCAGTATCGACCCCGGCAACGGACGTTGGGGGGCTTGGAACCGCTGCTGAGCCTTGGCTCAGCAGCGGTTCGTGAGCCTGCGACGGCGTAGCCTCTCGGGGGCCTACAGCCCCCGGCTGTCCCTTCACGGGATGGCCGGGGGCCTCTCGGCTTCTGCACCCGAGAGGGGGCTAACCGCACCGCTTTTCCGCTCGTTCGAGCGCCATCGCATGGTGCTGGTCGCACCGGAGAACAGGCACTCCGACGCTCGTGAGGTCTTCTCTATACGCGATCTCCCCCGCGCACCCACCGTGGTGCTGGTCTCGGCACACGGGTGGACCTCCAGTCCTATTCATGTGGATTCCTCCTGCTGATCTCGGTCGACGGTACCGCCCCCCACTGACAGTGGGGGGCGGCCACCGATCAGGCCGGTATGAAGCGGCTGCGGTTGTCAGCGAGCCACCCGATCACCTTCCGCCCGGCCGGGTCGAGCACTGGCTCTCCGGGCTCGTCCTCTCCGTTCCGGGCGCCGAGCACGCCCTCGTAAAGCACGCCACGTCGAGTGCCCTCGGCCGGCGCCAGCTCGGGCTCCACTGCTGCTTCGGGAGCGGGCTCCGGTACGGCCCTCTTGGGTGCCGGCAACCACCAGATCCGGCCCCGGCCGGTGCGCAGCAACAGGGTCTCGCCGGAGTCGGCGTCGCAGATCGCGTACTTCCCATCGTCGGTGTAGTACACGTCGGCCAGGACCACAGGCTCCGCCGGCTCGGTTGAGCGGGCTCCGCCTTTCCCTCCGAAGAAGATTCGGACGCTGCGTCCGTCCGCGCGCAGGCCCGGTAGGTCCCGCACTTCCTCGTTCCTCCACCCTGTCGGCCTCGTCGGCGCCTCGGCCCGCTCGACGGACCCGGTGCCTGGGACGAGCGTGACCCAGGTAGCCCGCTGGCTTGTCGGGGTGCCCACCGGCCCCACGAACAGTCGCCAACCCTTCACTCGCTTGCCGTCCACTTGCGCGGTGGCTGGCTTGGGAGACGCCAGCAACACGCCCTCTCGGGTGACGCTCGCGCCTCCCGGCCCCACGCCTTCGGCGACCACAGGGTCGCCGGGGCTCAGTGCGGCCAGTGACTCTTCGAGGTTCACAGTCATTTTCGCCTTCTTTCGTCTCGGGGTCTGTTGCAGTTCGTGCTCGGGGATGTCGTCAAGGACGTGCAGCTTCGGGGCCTGCACCACTCCGTCACACACCTGGCAGTCGCAGTCGTGGCAGCACAGGCGACAGGTGTGTGAGTCGCAGTACGGGTCGGGCCCGTGCCAGCCCAAGCACCCGCTGGCGGAGTCCGGGCAGTTCCATGCCTCGCACCTGCGGTCGAGATCGCGGGGGTACAGCAGGTGCTCGCGGGTGCCGGGGAGGCCGTGGGCCAGGGCTTCGCCGGGGCAGGGGAAGCGGGCCCGCCGAGCCGCCTCCCGAGAGAAGAAGGCGGCTCGGCACCTGGCGCACTGCCAACGGCCTTCGGGCCGGCGACGCACCGTGTGGTTCACAGCAGCGCGGCGAACGGGTTAGCCGCCGGGGCCATCTCTGGGGCCGGTTCGACGGGGGCGGCCGTCTTGGGGGTCGGCCGCTTCCGCGGAACGCTGCCCGGTTCCCGCTCCACCAGCTTGAGGGGTGCTCGCTGACTCCGTGCCTCGGTGCTCTGAGGTTTCCCAGCCTTCGCGCCGTCGGGGATGAGGCGGTACATGATCGGCTTCGGGCCGGGGGCAGCGGACTTGCCCTTGAAGTACTCGACGTCATCCATCTGGTCGACTTCTTCGCGCAAGCCGGCCGCGTTGGTGCGCGCCTGGAGTGAGCGGAGCATGAGCGTCGAGCTGGCTTCCCCGCCGTTGCGCTCCAGTACTTCCCGGATCGCCTCCCGGAGGCTCTTCACCTTCGTGCCCTGACTGGCCTCGGTGACCAGCCGTTCGACGCTGGTCATCGAGAAGGCGACGAACGCCCAGGCGGCTTCGAGCGCCTTCTTGTTGATCTTCGTCTTCTTCTCGGAGAGGGTCAGCACCGCTGCGACCCGGTGAACCTGTTCTGCTGCCCGTTCGAAGTAGCAGGACAGGTGCTCCGGCAGCCCTTCCAGCTTGTCATCGATGGTCGCACGGATCTGGTCGTACCGGCGTCCGGCGTCCGCGCTGAAGGTGATGACCCGGCGTTTCTCGCTGGCCCACCGGTACGCGTCCTTCAGCCGCGGGTCGTGCTGCCACCGGGGACGGTGGTTGTACGGGAGGCTCTTCGACTTGTGCACCAGGACGGGGAGCATGCGGTTGTACATCCCGCCGAGCGCGTCCTCCAGACGTACGTACTGGTGCCAGGAGCCGGGGGTGATGTGCGCGTGGAAGCCCATCTTCGGCTCGTACACCACCTGCTCGTCCCGCTGCCCGTTCTTCCCCTTCGTCAGGTTCGACAAGGGCTCGCCGTCCCAGGCCACGCACATCTGCTCGGTGAACGTCGGGCACCTGCGGCTGCGCTTGAGGATGCCGCGCCACTCGTGCTCGAAGATCATCGCGCGCCCATCGACCCCGCCTTCGGTATTGGCGGACTCAAGCTCGATCGAATAGAGCGTGTTCACCAGCGAGGGTCCCGAGGAGATGCCTCGTTTGGTGCGGGCGTCCAGGAAGCTGCCGATCGCCGGCGACACGAGGGCCCGGCCGGCGCGGTAGGCCGTGCCCTTACGACCTGCTGCGGATGGGCCGACGAGCACCGTCCACACGGCGACAGGCCGGCCGTTCTCCAAGTAGACCTTGCCACCGAAGGCGGAGGAGTACAGGGCGAGTACCACGGCGTACAAGCCGACCGGATCGGCTTCTGTCTGGTCGATGTTGGCAGCCACCGTCTCACCGATGGGCCCGTACTTCATCTGCTCGAAAGCGCTGGGCATAGTTCCTCTCTTCTGTGTTTCGGGGGCAGAGTCATCGCCGGTAGACCGGGATGGGGGTGCCGGCGTCGCCTTCCCAAACGACCCACCCCCTCGGAAAGCGGGCTTCGATACGGGTCAGGCGTTGGGTGTTGCTGCGCATCAGCACTCGGCCAAGGCGCCACCGGTCGGAGCCGTGCGGCAACGGTCTGGCGGCCAGGCCGACCAGCCAGTCCCCACCCCGCACCTCCCGGGCAGGGACGGGCCGGGCGAGCATCGCCCCCAACTCGCCGGCGGGCCGCCGCTCGTCCAGGCGGTGGCCGCCGCGGGGCAGCGGGCGGGAGGGTGGCACCACGATGTCCTCTGGCGCGGGTACAGCCGTCATTCGGTGCACCCCGCAGCACGGGGGTCAGCCGCATGTTCCGGGCAGACCATCTGGCCAGTGGCTGGGTCGTACCCCTCGTCACACCCTTCACAGACGAACTGTTCGCACACCGGGCAGTCGCCGTAGGCCACTTGGACTTCGTCAAAGTCGTCGCCACAGACAGTGCACTGACGCGACGGATAGAACTCCTTCATCGGGACACCACCGAAAGCGCCTCCTGGCCCTCCTGCGCCTTCGCGTACGCCACACGGACATGGGCGGGAACGCGCCCCTTGCTGCTGACCGTGAAGCCGTGCTCACGCGCCCACTGACGGACCTTCTCGGCCTCGCTCAACTCGGGTGGCATGGACGCCTCGACAAGACGCCGGGTTTCCCTCTTCTCCTTCTCCGCGCGCTCCCGGGCCCACTCCACGCGGGAAGCCTCCAGGCGCCGGCTTTTCTCCTCCCGCCACCGCTCTTCCCTCTCGACCTGCGCCCTGACCTCTTCGGCCGTGCGCTTCTCCGCGACCTCGGGAAGGGCGTCCTCGGCAACCCAGCGCCCGCTTGCCACCGCGTCCTTGAACCGGCCAGCGATCGTGGCGTCCAGGCTCGCCGTGCCGGCCTCCCGCGCCTCCCGCACCTTGTGCGGGGCGGGCCGGATGCCGCAGACAATGAACTCCGTGGTCTCGTTCACGTGCCCGACGATCGTGAAGCCGCTGTTCTCCAGTGCGCGGCGGGCGGCCTCCGGCTCGTACCCGGGGATCGTGCCGGTGACGACAACGCTCCCGCGGGTTGGAACGGTCGGAGCCGCGCCGTCGGTCGTGAACAGCTCGGCGAGGTATCCGCTGAACCTCTGCGCGTGTTCGTCGCACAGGTCCCAGGCCCTGTGCCCGACTGCGATCACGGTCACGGCCGACCGCTCTTCGCCCTTGGCCGAGCAGCCCAGGCAGTTGGTGCTCATGATGTTGCTCCTCTCTGTCGAGCGCCCATGGCGAGGGCCAGGTCCGAAGACCTGGCCCCACCAAAGGCCCCGCACTGTCTGCGGGCACGAAGAAAGCGGCTCATCGGTCGATGGCCGCTCGGCTGGTGTTGCTGTTCAGTTGTGCTTGTCGCTCAGCGTCGCTCGACTATCCAGCGAGAAAGCTTGCAGCTCCACGCGGCCTCGGCGCCGCTGGCCCGGTTGCCCGCGTAAGCGTGGGGCGCCGTCCACCAGTTGGTCTCCGGGCCCTTGCGGTCCCCGAATTGCACGCTGTACCCCGCGTCTTCGAGCGCGTTGAGCGCGTCAGCGAGGGCCTGCCACAGCTCGACGTTGTCGGACTTGTCCATGTGTTGCCCTTCTCAGTACTGAACTCGGGGCTCAGACCGCCCGAGATAGCGCACGATCGCGCTGTTCACGACCGCTGGCGCCAGGTTCCGCCGACCCCAGTCCCAGGCAGCCGCTTCGGCCTCGATCTCGCCCTTCTTGGTTTTGACGACCTGGACGTAGCGCTCCCGCCCGTACTCGATCGAGGCCCAGTAGTAGGTGACGGAGTTGCGGCCGTTCAACGTCGGCCGCCCATGACGAGCCGAACGGCCACCTCGCACTGCTGGGCGACGGGCATAGCGAGCCATCGCTCCCGATTGCCCTCGTTCAGCGCGTCGTACAAGGCAACGCAGGCTCCGGCCGTCCAGGCGTCCACGAGCAACCCCTCGACGGTCACGGCCGAATGCAACTCGACTATGCGTCGGTAGCTTCCGACCCGGCCTTCGGCCGCCCACCGCTCCTCGGCCGCCCGCTCGTGCGCCAGCTCGGCGGCCTCGGCATCACTCGGCTCCCGGATCTCGTACTTACTGCGCTGGTAAACGTGCGGGCCCAAGCCACCCGCGTGGGTTCGCTGCCGGGCCTCGTAGGTCTCGTCGTCCACGAACAGCAGCTCGACGTGAGCGTTGCAGTAAGCACGGGGTTGGAGGCGCCCCGCCATGGCCTGGGGCGAGAAGGTGACCACTATGTTTGCCGGGGCTGCGCAGAACGAGGCGACGCAGCGCCCGAGCGGTCCCGCTTCCAGACCCGAAGGCAGGGTTTTCTCCATCAGGCCACCTCCGTCTCTCGTAGTGCGACCCGCGTGTTGGCATACGACAACACGGCCTCGCGGACGAGCAGGGCAGCCACGAGGTTCGGCCCCGGGTACTTGGCGGCCAGTTCGCCGCAGGCGATGAACACGGGACTCAGTGCTTCCGCCCGAACCGCCGGCCGTTCCCAGGAGGCAGCACTCGCTGCCCAGAGGGCCACGACCGCGAGGTCGTCCATGTAGCGCTTGGTCAGGCTCATCGGTACCGGTTCTCCACAACGATCCGAATGGGATCGACGTCGGCGACCAGAACGCTGGAACTCCCCAAGCGCTCCCACAACGCAGCGGTGCGCCAGCCTTCGTCCGGGTGCTCCCAACTCCAGAGGATCAGGGTCCGGACCGCGTCAACCAGACTTTCTCGATGCTGCCAGGTGCGTACGGGGGTGGGGTGGGCCGAGCTGTAGATCTCCAGCCGTCCCGCTGCTTCGTCAAAGGTGGCTATCCACCGATTCGGCAAACTCACTTGTTCTTCTCCTCCTTGATACGTCGTTCCCTGTGGGTGTGGTCCGAGCTTTCGGGCTGCGAGTCGCCGTGGTGGTCGCAGTACGCCGTACTCAGCCAGCGGCGAATGCCGTAGCGCTCCATGTCGATCCACCGTGTCGCTGGCAGACCGCAGTTCCAGATCCAGCACCCGATACGCCCGTCCTTGAGCGTCTGGAAGTGCTTTACCTCGCTCTTGGTTGATCCCTTGCCCACGCCGCTCACGCCCCCGCGTCTTCGCGGGCCACGTCGAGCACGGGCCGGTAGAGCCGCGCGTCGGGGTCACGCCTTTCGCCACGTGCGCGTTCTTCATGGTGGCGCAGGAAAGCCGTCCGGCAGTCTTCACACATGAACACTTGACCGTTAGGGGTCCGAGTCAGGGGCCCCCGCCTCTTCTGCACGTCCGTGCAGGGACGGCAATGCCCTGCGGAACCCTCAAGGATGTGCTCGGCGTGGGTGTTCCCATGCTTGTCCCAGCAGCCCTTGCATAGCCCGCCACCCCGAACGTGTTCGAACACGGTGTGATGTTTCCAGCCGCCCTCTAGGCCGACTGGAATTGCCTCCACGAGCGCGTGTCCACGCAGTGCTGCTTCCTCGAAAGCGTCGAACCACTTGCCGTTCCAGTGGATTCCTTTGCGTTCCCAGATTCCGCATGAACCGTCATGGTCTGACGACTCGGCGTGATCGGTGCCGCAGACCCACACGTCGTATCGCCAACCGGTCATGCTTCGCCCTCCCCCACCAAGTCGTACAGGAAGGGGTTGTAGTCATCGTGGTATTCCTTGCGGTAAAGGGTCGGAGGTGAGGTCACTCCGTGCTCTTCCGCTAGGAATGAGAGGGTCGTAGCGGGCATCTCGCGGTAGAGGAAGTGCCGCCCCTCACTCAGCACGAGGTCCACGAAGGGTTTTTGTTCCCCGTCGCGCCACATCCGGACCCGGATTCGGCTACGATCCTCTTCCCACTGCCCGGAACGAATAATGATCTTAGGCATTACGGTTCTCCTTATGACCGCACAACCCATACGGGCGGCAGTTATTGCTGATCGGCTGCTGAGAGACGAACTGATGGCCATCCTGCTTATGGAGCATGGCGATCCAGGGATCTAGGTGATCTGCGCACACGTGAGCGGCTATTCTGAGTCCTCGCCCGTCCGGGCGAGCGGTGACGACGTGCACACCAGACCAGTGCGACGGGTCGAATTCACATACGAGATGCACGGACAAAATGCGCCCCTTCGGTCAGTGCGGTAGGCGCTGTCTTGCTAACAGGCCATGCAGAGTGCCACCCGAAATTTTCGGGTGGCACAAAGCAAGGCATGTCACCAGCCCCAATGCCACCAAGTGCGCATTTCGTCGATGTTGGTTCCTTGACGAGCAGCCACATCCGCCATGCCGGCTCGCGGGTCCGTCAAACGAGCATGCAAGAGGGAAACAACCAGGTCGATCGCATCCGCTTCAGGCCCCTCGCCCTCGAACCGAAGCTCCCACTTAACTTCGGTGGCCGCATCCTCAATTTGATTCATCAGCTCTTCGTGATTCATTCCATACCCCTATGCAATATCGCTCGCAAGAACAGAAGCCACAGCGGGCTTCATAGTTTGATTTTGAATATCCCGGATTACAGAGAAACCACCTCACAATTGGCAACGTCAAAAATCGCAAGCTGCGATTCCAGGCGACCGAAAGCAACGGCCTGCGCACGGTCTTGCACGTTCACGGACAAGTCGAGGTAGACCAGACCTCCGTCGACCCATGCCCCGTAGAAAAGTGACTCCTCGGTAACACGATGCGCGTAGTCCCGGATGTAGCCGGAAAGGTCTTCGGCCGTGAAGCGGGACACGGGAAAGGTGCGCTCGCTCCCCGCCAGGCTCACCATGAACCCGCCGGTCGGAGCCGGGCGCGTCGGCGAGAAGGTCAGCCCATCGCCGTCGAGCAGGGCCCGGTACTGCTGTTCAACACTGACGACCTGAGTGGTCATAACGCCTACCTCCGATGGTCTCGCAACAACTTTTTGGGCATGGTTCGGCGCTGCCATCAGCGCCAAAGCGCCTCGGGCCAGACTCGAACTGGAAGAACCCCCCCACGCGGGCCCCGAGGCACCAGACCCAGGCCACTCCGGCAACGAACGCCAAAGTGCCCTGCTGTCCAGTTTTTCGGCCTATCCAACGGGGCGGCCAGCTCCCGCTCTAACTCACTCTCCTATGACGTACTCCGCTTCACGCTGCAACACATGCAGATATAGCTGCGGGCGCTCTAGGTTCAGCCCGGTTATTCGCTTCGCCGGGCGTGGCGTATGGATGTTCACAGGGGGTTTTCCTACAACCCTTCGGCAAGGGTCTTACGCAGGAACCTAACTGCTGCTTATGGAATACTGCACGCCGCTCTAACCCCTGCTACCAACAGGGCCGGTCATTCACTTAGAGGATTCGGGAAAGGCCCATTGAGCCCTACCTGTCGCAGCGCCTGAACCCTTTCGCCTGAAACCCCAGCCCTTACCTCACTTACGCGAGTGGACTCCTAGGGGCGGCCCTTCCGGGCGGCGCCTTTCGACATGCAGAACATTACTCGAACCATGGTCTCGTGACAACTTTTAGTCTGAAGCGATTCTGTGCACTATCCCTCATTGACCTTAAAGGAAGACGCGCGTTGCATGCAGGCCGCAAGAAAGCAATAGAGTGAGAAGTGAGGTAGGCCACAAACAGGTTCCACTGTGACGTCGAGACAGGTCCAAACGGGCACCGAACGCCCCCGGGTGGCGATGTGTGGCGCTGCCCACCTTTGCCGGGAGACTGCACCCGAACGGTTCATTCATCGCGGGCAAGGGGCACCCACCCTGGCGCGCCTGGCGCCCCCCTCCTCCAGCGGTCGGTGAATGAATGAACCATCCCCGCAGCGCGCTAAAGGTGGGGGTAATGCCCTTCATTAACGCAGCAGGACCCACCGGGGGTGCCTTTCTTCGACCGTGTACGGGTATCGAGTTCTCCCGCAGAGGCATGCATCGACACACGAAATGCCTGGATCGCTTTCAGGTCTGTCCTTTTGCGGACTCCCTGGCGCCCTCGCGGGTATGGAAGTGTTGAGTACTCCGGAAACTCGGTGGCTTTCGCCACTCTTCTTCTCTGGCCCGTCACGCTTGAGGGCCGATTCCATCTACACTATTTGTGGGCGGTTCTCTATATGGCGACAGTCGACCACGGTGACTGTTGTCAGGTGGCAGATGGTCAGGCCATCACGCCGTCCCATGACGGCAGAATGTGACCACAGACATGCTCAAGGCCCCCGGCTCGCAGGTGAGCGCGGGGGCCTTTTTTGCAAGAGGACGGATGCCGAAGCTTAGGCGACCGCAGCAGCAGGGAGAGCCTTGAGCCGGTCGTTGAACTCCCGCACACGCTGATACCGCCCGTACGGGCTCAGCTTCCCGGAGAACTCGCGCAAGCGGCCCACTGCCCTGGTCGAGGCCACCCGTTCTTCGAGAAGCCCGACGCCACGGTTCGCGGCGTCCAAAGCCCCGTCCAAGTCGTTGCCGGCGAGTCGCGCCTCGGCAAGGTGGCCAGCCCGCACCGCTTGGTCGCGAGGTACCGCAGCGCCGATCGAAGCCTCAAGCAGACTCGCGGCTTGGGCTGCCTGCCCAGCACGAAGGGCTGCCTGGCCGCGGGTCGAGTTGATCTGCGACTCGCCGAACCACTGAAGCCACGGCGGTCGTTCGTCGTCAACGCGATCCCATAGCTGCACCGACTTCTCCAGAGCGACTGACGCCCCCCGATGCTCCCCTTCGTCCGCTCGCGCTGCGGCGAGGTGCAGGTAGAGGTAGGTACGCGAGAGATCGGAGAGGGACTTCTCTCGCCCGTGAAGCGCTGTTTCGAGCAGTTGCCCGCGCTCCCGGTTGTATCCGCCGTCCGACGCGTGCACGCCCATTTCGGCGAGTACGAACGCCCCCAGCTCATCGTCGCCGGCCGTGCGAGCAGAGCGAAGGGCGGCCACGTAGTACTGCTGGCCAACCGAGTGAAGCCCGGAGTCGTAGGCAGCCCATCCGGTCTGATAGGAGACCTGGGCCGCAAGTGAATGGAGTCGCGCGCCGACTACATCGGTGTAGTGGGCATTCTTGATCATGGTGGTAATCAGCGCCAGGTCGCTACGGGCGTGCTCTAGGAGGCGAGCACCGCCCATCTCTGCGTCGAGGTCGCGAAGCGACTCGACTCGCTGTTCCAGGCTGACGAGCATCGTGTCCGTCACCTTGTCACCATCCGCAGCAGCAGCGAAGGCAGTTGGGGCATCCGCCCAGTTCGCAGCAAGCGCGGTCAGGGACGCTCCGGTGATGGTGAGGAAGCCCCGACGGTCCATGTGTCCACTCCTCACGAGGTCGCTTAACGCTTCCACGGTACCGGCAAGCGTCCACGGCCGTTGGAGCCCAACGATCTCCCACACCGGCAGCCACAGGGGCCACGCATCCGGTTCCACGTGTTGCGCGCGAAGTCCAAGCAGGTCAGCGATCACACGTTGGGTCTTCTCATCGGGCGTTTGCCCGTATTCGATCCACTTGTATACCGTCGTCCGGTTGGTGGCGAGGTTGAGGTTCATCTCCTCCCCTCGTCGCCGCACCCTAGCCGCGAACTCGACTACCCCCCACCCTCGCAGCTCCAACACGTACGCCAACGGATGCTTTGGTGGCGTGTTACGCATCGCCTCTCCCAATCCCTGAAGGTACGCCGAGATTACCTGCCGCAGTTCAACGATCACAGGGAGCAAGAGAAACCCCCAAGAAACCTTCCGCTGCACCCGGTGGTGTCCGGAGACTTCCACTACCGCCGAGGTACGTCGGCGGCCGGAGGGGACGCTGCCCTGCCCAAGGCGGTGGTCCCCGCCAACCCGGAGGGATGGCCCGGTGAAGACAACCACGACGCGACCCCGCGCGACCGGATTTCCCGGCTACAGCGAGACCTGGCCGTGCGAGGCGCCGTCCGCCGCCCGCGCTCGCAGTCTGGTCCGGGCCGCGTTACAAACCTGGGGTCTGACCTGCTTGATCGACCGAGGCGTGCTGGCTGTTTCTGAGCTGGTCGGCAATTCGGTTCAACACACGAACTGCGAACTGGTCCAGGTCAACATCACGATGCCTGGCCGGCACTGCGTGCGGATCGCTGTGACTGATACCTCCGGGAAGCTCCCCAGGTTGCGTTTTCAGAGCGGCGACGACGACGTGAGCGGTCGTGGGCTAGTCCTCGTGTCTTCCACCGTGGATAAGTGGGGCGTCGACGTCCGACACAAAGGCAAGACGATCTGGGTCGAGATGATGGCCAGGCAGACGCCATCCAACGGCAAGGCCGTGTGATGGCAGGCCAGTTGAGAAGGAAACGCCGCGGGGGCGGTGGCACGCCCCGAGCAGGAACACAGGTCTCCCACTTCCCGTCGGTCGACGCGGTGGTGGTGGGCAGTGTCGTCTATGACCGGGGCAACGGCATGGTGGGCGTCGTCCTGGGCACCACGGCCGTGGACGTCACTCTGAAGCGCCCCACGGGATATGAGTGGCGAACACACTACTGGCTCCTGCTGCCCGGAACAGCGCACGACCAACGCCAGCTCGTCGCTCTGGCGGGGCTTCACCGAACACGGTTGCGAGGTCGGGCGGGGTGGTGAACTCAAGTCACATCATCCGGGAACTGACGCGGTACATGTCCGACTATCTGTCGGAGGTCGACGTACTGCTCCCCTTGTTCGACTCGATCAAGGAACACGTCCAGGTAGGTCACTGCCCTCACCAGTACGGGTGTCCATCCGTGAAGGCCGGGGCCGTTGTGGTGGATGAGCAAGGGCGGGCCTTGTACTTCTGGACTGGTGCCGGTTGGGGGTTCCCCGAGGTCCCACCAACTGGTGAGGACGGGTCCCTCGGCCGTACAGCACTGCGCGCCGTGATGGACCAGACGGGGCCCTTCGAAGCCTGGCCGATCGAGGGTGCTGAATCCCCTTTGGTCATCGACGTCGATTGCGCAGCCCCACACGACTGGTCTGCCACCGTGCGGTTCGGATTCCGATACGTCTACCGGACTGAGTCCGCGCTGCTGACTCCGGCGATGGACCAGTTGAGCGCGGAATGGCGTCCTATCTCCGACATCCAGTCCCCCAGGCTTCGAGAGCGAGTACACGACTCGCTGTGGCTTCCAAGGAGTTAGTGGTGCACGCGTTTCCCAAGAACACGCGTCGAAGGCGAGGCAACGGTCGGCCTGCTCGCTCGCCCGACCTGGTTCCGTACGTCGTCCCCTGGGACAGCGAGCACGTGGGCGGTGTGTCCGCGCTCACGACCGAGCACCACGGCGGATACTCCCGTCTGGCCTACAAAGCCCCGCGGGAAAGTGATCGCGACGGAGCCGAGGTCTTATGGACCCGCCACACGCAGTCTCGCGGCGTCGGGAACCCGAAGTTCGCGGCTATGCACAGCGAGCGCCAGTTCGAGTGCATGTACGCCCTCAAGTGCCAGGTCTGCGCGGAGCCGGCCAGCCGCAACAAGGACGGATATCTGTTCCTCAGCTGGCCGGAGGACCAGCCCCACCCTGAGAACCGTTCGCCGGGCTGGCCGGAGGGAGCCCTGACGACCCAGCCGCCACTGTGCGAGGCTCACGCGCGTACGGCTGCGCGACTCTGCCCGCATGCGCCCCACTTCGTCGCTCTACGGGTGGGGCTACCGAAGCTGTGGGGCGTACTGGGAACGGCATACCAGCGCACCGTGGGCGGATGGGTTATCGACAACACCGTCCCAGAGCTTCGGTTCGGGGACCCACGACTGCGTCACGTGCTCGCCTCACACCTTGTTCGGCAGCTCCGCAAGGTCAAGATCGTCGAACTTCCTTAGCCCCGAGAACTCCCGCCCTGGCATGTGAAAGGACAGCCGTGTCGAGGGCGGGTTCCAGCCTCGCTCCGTTACACGACGGACCGCTGGGCTGGGCACCCCGCTGTGCGCGCAGGAGGTCAACGCCACTGCGGGGCGCACCGAAAAGTACGACCCAACGAGGATCAAGAGAAGGGAAAGAGCATGTCGTCCACCGGTCTGGCGGCCGAGCCGAACACACTCGCGCCGTCCATGTTCCCGTACGCGTCCGGCCCTGCACTTCGCCAGCACGAGGTCGCCTCCGTGCGGCCGTTCGGGCTGCTGCGTGCCGTACCGGTGACCCCGGTGCGGTCCGTTCTGCCGTCCCTGGCCCTGTGCCCGACCAGGCAGATCAGCGTCACCACGGAGGGCACGCCGTTCATCAACGAGCCCTCGATGGCTTCCCAGTTCGAGACGGTCTCCCAGACCCGTGAGGACAGCCAGCTCGCCGACGACAAGGAAACCGACACCGACTGA